TCCCACGGCCGCTTTTCCGGCTGCGGGCAGCTTCTTCCGCTCGGTTCTATCCTCACCGCCGTACCGTTTCCGGCCCTGGGGCGTCAAGCTTCCGTCCTTCTGCTGAAATCTCCGCACGCCCCACTTCATCCCACGGATGCCATAGTGCTGCAAAATATCTGACAATCGCGGTCACCTCCTGTCTGTGATAAAATTTGTAACAACTGCCCCGTGTGTATCGAATTTAGGTCAAAAAAACCACAGACTCGGTTAAGAGTCTGTGGTGAGGCGTTTCGCCGCTTTAACAGGGTGAATGCTGTGTAGTATAATGCGGTAAAAAGTGGCCGCCAGTAGCGTCTGACTCGCACTCAAACGTTACTGGCGGCGCAGTGGAAAGAAGGACGGAGAATATGAAACCCAATGAAAAGACAATAATCCTCGATCACAACACCCTATTCGATCTCGCCGTTAAATCTGCTTATGTCATAGCAAAAACATTGGATGAACGGTATGCCGATGGGGATCGGCCGGAAGTCACGCCGGTTATTCACTGGTATCATTGATTCCGATAGGAGGAGGTCGGCGCCATGCCGCTCTCTTTTCTTCTTTCCTGTAAAAACCGATGGTCGACCATCGGAAATTACCAAATGTAGTCATAAAATCCGCAGGGCCCGGTTAAAAACTGCGTCAATGAGCATAGTACGCCCGCAGCTTTCTGTTCTCGCTGATGGCCTTTCCAGCGAGCAAAGCGTTCACGATTGTTCCGCCCACTGCGATAGCTGAGCCCGCAAGTTGTGCCGTCCGCTGGTCTTCCATCCCCTTGGATAAGAGTGAACTTACCGCACGGGAACCAACTACTATGGCCGCTTCCGCTAAATAAGCAGTTCGGGTATTCCCGGTAATGGTCTTGCCGCGCTGATAAAGTTTCTTGCCTTCATCCGCTAACTTGTCGGTCTTCAGTTTACCATAGGCATCTTCCATCCGACGTTTTTCGGTTTTGACGGCCCGATTAGCGTCCTTGACCCGCTGCCGGGTAGCCTGCCCGGATTTATGGGCGGCTTTCGTTTCTGCCGCTTTTGATTTGGCACGTTCATAGTCCGATTCGGCTTTGCGATAGCGCTCCAGTCCTTTTCGGGTATAGGAACCGTCATAGTTCTGATAACGCCTGACGCCCCATTTCATGCCCTTGACTCCATAATGGGCAAGGCAATCCTGGGGAGAAGGTTTCTCATAGGGCTTCACAAGTACCCCCCCCCCCCCTTTTTTTTTTACTCAAATGCTTCCGGGTTGTGTTTATAGGCGACGTAGGCGTCCATCATGGCCGCCACCGCGTCGATCTTCTGGTCAGACCGCTTTTTCAGCAGCTTGCGGTTGCCGTTGGTGTCCTCCATCGTGATGCAGTTGCCCATAGAGAAGGTGATCAAGTCCTCGTCAAAGAGCAGCATCCGCTCTCCGGCCAGCTTCTTCAGCTCGCCCAGGGGGACGGATTCCGTTCTCGCTCCCTGCCGGACCACCTCGACCCCAAACGAGCCGTTCTCATTGACCCAGCGTTCCACAAATTCCTTGGCGTTGTAGGGGTCATATCCAAAGCAGCGCACATCGTAGCCGCAGTTGATGACGTGGTCGTCCAAATCCTCATAGACCTGCATCATATCGAGAACTGTCCCCTCCATGACGATCAGGCTGCCCTCTGCCATAAAGTCCTCGTACTTGACCCGCATGGCGGCGGGGAGCTTATGGAGCGTCACCGATGTGATGTAGTTGCGCGACTTAACGCCAAAGGAACCATCCCGAAGAGGGAACAGGAACGTAAAGGAGCAGAAGTCGTCGCCCTGGGAGAGATCAGCGCCCATGGAGCAGGGCATCTGCCAAAACCGCTGCCGGCGGTGTGGCAAAGTCTCCTCGTAGGTGAAGTAGTAAGTGTATCCCTCCATAGGAAGGCCGAACCGCTTGGCCAGCATATCATTCCGTGTGGCGGGGGCGGTTTCCGCCCGGTCCACATCCTTCTGGTAGGTCTCATAGGTGACGGTCTTTCCCAGATTCGGGTTGGCCTTAGGCCACATATCAGGGTAGGCCACCTCCTCAACAGAGTCCAGCTTGTACCACCAGATGGAAACATGCTCCTGCGGAGGCCCGATGCCCTGGAGAATGTTCATCAACTCCATTTTGATGGTATCGCCGGCGCCATTACGAACCGTACCCTCGGAACTGGTCGCTATAATAAGGTAGTCGTCCAGCTTGGAGGCGCCCTGCTCCACCGCGCCGATAACGTCCTCCCGGGCGTCGGCGGAGGACAGCCACTCGTCCACGGTAGCCACTTTGCAGCGCAGACCCTGGAGCTTGTCCACCGACATGGGACGGATTTCGACCAGGGAGCCTGAAATGAAATTCTCAATGCCCTTCTTGGTAGAGGCCAGCTTCACCCGATTGGCCCGGGACCCGGTGGTGTTCTGCAAAGACCCCTCGGTCATGAACTGGAAGACGGGGCCTCTGGCCCGGGTGATGGCGGTCTTGATGGGGTTGATGATCTCCTCGGCCTGCTTCATGGTGGGGGCCGTGGTGATCTGATGAGTGGTGGAGCCGTCCACAACACAGAAGTATGCCTGAATGCAGGAATCGTAAAGCGACTTCGCCGCGCCTCTCCCCACGATCAGGTACTGCTTTTTGGTCAGCCGCTGCTTGATCCGCTTGGTCACATAGCGTCCGCCTCTGCCGTCCGGATTGGGCACATAGACAGAGCGGTCGTCGAAATAGTACCAGCCAAACACCTGTTCCCCCCAAAGCTTGAAGGTATCCAGAAGATGCAGGTCGGAACCGTCGGTCAGGGTCAGCTCGTTCTCGCAGAACTCGATCCAGCCCTCTACCGCCCTGTCGTCATAGTAGTAGCTGGGCGACTCGATCAGCCGGTCGATCCGGTACATCTCCATGGCAACTTCCTTGCAGACCGGAATATCGCCGCGGATGACCGCATCGCGGAATGCGCCGTAGTAACGGGGGACGGCGGTGTTGGATAACATCGGTTCACCAGCCTCCCAATTACTTGCCGTTCAATTTCTTGATTGCCAAAGCAATGCTTAACGCGGATGCGGTCATGCCCAAGACAACCTCCGCCGCGTTTAAGGAGGTCCTAAAGAATTGACGGCCTTTAGAAACGCTACTTTCCGACACCTCTGCAAAGAGCTGATTATACTGCCGCTCCAGAAGCTCCCGGTTGATCTTATCCCGCATCTCCTTGTCGGTCATCTTGCTCAGATCCATCCGTTTCGGAGTCGGCTTAGAAGTAGCACTCTGTTCAATTTTCTTCGCTTCCCGTACAAGATTTGAACTTGCATCTACAACCTGCTTAGAGCGCTCCAAGTCCTCCTGAGCCCAGCGCCGCGGATCAGGATTGGAAGTATCAATGCGGTTCTCCTTCTTCTTAGCCGCGTTTTCCCGCTTATCCCGGTCATAGCGTTTTTCACCGGCGGCGGTCAGGGTGCCGTCTTTGTTCTGGTAGCGGCGGACGCCCCACTTCATGCCTTTGATGCCGTAGTGCAGGAGCATGCTATTCTCCATCTTGACTTTCCTCCTTCCCGCTGGTGTTCTTCACGGGGTCCGCTGCAACAAAAAGCCGCCACTCAAACTCGCTGATCTGCCGGTTGATGGACTCAATGGCAGCGGAGCTGAGAGGCGGGTCAAATAACAACCGAACCTTCATGTAAACGTAGGATTTGACTAAGGAAAAGATGTTCGGCTTATCCTGAATAAATCCGGACCAGACTTCATCTTTTCCTGAGATTGAGAAACCGTTGGCAGGTCCAACGCCCATTTGCGTCAGGATGGAAAACACGCTGTTGATGTGGATGATAATGTCCGGGTCAAAGTGCGTGTAGCTCTCGTCGATGCCCAACAGTTTCTTGATTGATATCAGGATGCTTTCGGAAATCTCCATAACAGCCTCCTCACCGGCGGACTGCGATGAACTTCTTCATGCAGTACCCCTGGGTGCCGTTGGAGGTCGATACTTTATAGAAAGCATCTGTTGACTCGTCCATATTGACGGAAACTCTGGTCAGAGCCGTAATGACTGTAAGGACTTTGGAATTTGCTCTCGGCTCTTGATAAAGCGCCGCTCTCAGACAATTCGTCACAACACCGGCAGCATGATTCTCCATATCGAGTCCTCCTTTCTACTTTTTCCAAGGACAGGTATCATTGGGTCTGCGTGTAATCGGCTCCTTGAACAACCGGTTCTCGTCGCCGTAATGGATGGCCAGATGCGTCTCATGAATTGTGGTGATCAGAAACTCGGGATCGAGGATCATCCCTCTTCGCTCCCGAATGTCCTCCGGGCGGATTGGGTTCATGTGGTGGATGAGTGGCCGACGGTAAATCTCCCGTCCGGCAATTCCCAAATCACACCCCATGTCCCGGGCAATCACAACATCCCGGATCTGCTTCCACTCCGTGGAGCGATAAAAGACCTGATTCATGTACCGGTCAAAGCCGAAGGTCTCCTCTCCGACAGCACCGTTCAAACGAAGATAGCGGTAGCGCTCCTCGAAGGTGGGGAGAAGGATCAATTCCGAGTAACATCTAATACTCATCCCCGTCCTCCTCGTCCTGCCCGCTGTACCGCTTAAAGGCGGCCATGGCCTTTTCGTAGAGCTCATCCATCCGGACTCCGGACTTGTATGCCTCGGTCTTGGCCTGGACCAGCTCCACCTCTTTGGCAAGCCGTTCGTTTTCCAGACGTGCCCTGGTAGTTCCGAGCTTCAGGATGGTAGTGACCTCCTGGGAAGAAGCCGTCCCCTCCAGCAGACGCTTTTCAATCAGGTTGACAGCCAAATCGATCAGCTGGTTCTCTCTGGCCTCCGGTGTCAAGGCGGCCCGACGCTTCCTCGGTTGAATGCCGGAAGGTTTCGTTGCTTTTGCCACACTTGACACCTCCTCTCGCTTAGAATTGTGGCAGTTTCTGTGATGTTTGGACCGGTTTTCAGCGGCGCTTGAAGAAGCCCGCATAAGTAGCTTACCGACAAGTGGAGAAAAACTCGCGGCAATGGAGGTAACGCATTGCGTACTCAGCCGGAAAGGAGATCACGGCTGAACGAAAAAGAGTCCTTGCCGGTAAATGCCGCCCTGTGGGCTTGTTCAAGCACCGCTGAAAACCGAAGCCATTTTCCAAAAATATCCCCCGGAGAATTTTTGAAGACCATCGCGATGCATAGGGGGTGCCATTTTTAAGGGGTCCCCCTATACCCTTTAACATGTCTTGAACCCTAAATACGGTCATCATTTCAGAAATTTTCCTCTAAAATGACAAAAAGAAATGCGCTCTGAATCAGAGAACATTTCTTTTCCCGGTTTTATAGGCTTTTTAGGGTCACATGGCCACGGCAGGCTCGGGTTTCAGCTTCCGCTTCACCTTTTTATAGATCCCCAAGGGGTCATACTTGATGATGTCGTTAATGGCTCGCTCGATTTCTTCCATGTTCTCCTGCTCAGAGAGCTGATCGGAAGTACGGGCGATACGCGCCAAGAAAGCGCAGGAGTGATACCCGTTGTCTTCGTCAAACCGATACCAGGCTTCATACTGGGTAAAGGGGTCATACGGGTTGTCGGTCGTTGTAAGCATACACGTTTCCATTCGCTCTCACTTCCTTTCTTACTCATTGAGATACTTGGAAACAACAGAAGATGAAAGGTTCAGAGCATCAGCGATCTCGGCATTGGTACAGCCAGAGTTTGCCATTGCCTTGATGCGATTGATACGAGCAGTCGACAACTGCGTTGATGCTCTTGGGGTTGCGCGTTCCCGGATGACATCGGGATCAGAGTAACGAAGAATCTCTTTCAAGGTTGTATCAGAGATTGCGCCAGCCTGAATTGCTTCCCATTCTCCATCAGAGATTGTAATGCGCGTTCCTTTCCCGCTTGCTCCAGTCGTCACACGAGCATCGCTAATTGCGGAGCGACGAATCTTTGAGATTTCATCTTTGTCGGTAATGTTGTTGGCCTGAATCTTTGCCTTAACCTGCGCATTGGCAATACGCTGAGCCTCACGTTCACGAGGAGCGTTAAGCTGAGCAGTCTTCAACGCACTGGTCAATCTGGTAACTTCAGGCGCATAAGCCTTTGCTGCACTGGCATTACGAACCAACGTGGGCGTCGCTAAGTATTCAAGCCTTGCCCGATTGGCAAGTGCTTTCATACGATTTGCGTAGTCAGCATAGGCATCTTCCTGGACAGTGCCGGAAGACAGGGTCCGAACATCGTCGACCTTCTCCAAGAGCTTAATCTTTGTCGTGGCCGGAACTGTTTTACCAGACTTCGGGTCCACATAAGTACGCCCGGATTCCTTGTAGATGACCTTTCCCGTCTCCTTGTCGATACGGCCGCTGCCCTGACGCTCCGGAACGTCGACGCTCTGCTTCCGTCTGGAGAGCAGGGTGGAGGCCCCACCCACTTCCTTTCCGGTTTCGGGGTCCGTGTACCCTTGCCACCGTTTGCGGAGGGTGGGGATGTCGTTCTCTACTTCCGACCGCTTATAGTCAAGCTTATGCTTAGCCGCATCGATGACCACCATGCTATGCTTGACGGCCTTAGTGATTTCCTCCTCGGGGGCCCCTTTTAAGGTCATATCCGTGATGAGGTTGGAGATTTTACCCATCTCTATCTGGGTGGCGGCTTTTGAGAGGAGCCGGACACCAGTCTTCCCCTCGGTGGAGTATTCAACTTTTGGGTCGAAATCCTTCAAACCATCTAGGACGGGGGTGGATTTCACCGACACCTTTCCGCCCACGGGGATGACCACCGCCTGGTCGCCGTCAAAGTCCGCTCCGGACAGTCGCTCCGCCACCTTCGGATTGATGCCGACGGCGTCACGGATGTTCTTGCCCAGGATTGAGATCGCCGACTGATTTTTATTGTTGACCGTCAGCTCCGGGATTTCAAACGTGCCCCCGTGGGGGTAACGAATCAGAACGACTTTCTCTCCGTTCCGGTAGTTGGGGGCATAGATCTCCGTCTCCTTCATTTTTGTGATGGGGAGGATCACTTGTGTACTCTGCCGGGGGAGGGCCGCCGCTTTCAAATGGACAACTGCGGAATCACATTCGTCTGCAAAGTCCATCAGCAACTTCCGCTTGATGGTGGGGTTATTTAGAGAGCAAATTTCCGCGAATTCATCGGCGGCATCGGCATAAGTCAAGTCGAGCTGCTTCTGAATCAACTTGATGGGCTGCTTAGAAAGGAACTGGGAGGATAAGTTCTTACTCATCTTATCCCAGTCTCCCTCTTCCTTCAGCTTGTTGATGGCGGACAGAGACTTCTTTTCTCCGGTGATGGGGTCTGTGTACTTGCCATGTGGGTCGGGGTAGTAACTCTGGCCATTGGCCTTGATGAACGCACCAAAAGGGTTATCGGGGTCTTCCTGAATTTTCTTCATGACGTCCATCTTTGGCGTTCCGGAATGTTTGTTCGTGTTGAACACGATGTCTGCACCATCCGGCATATCATCAGAATACATGGCCATGCCCTTCAGGTAGTGGGTCCCGTCCACAAGGATGCGAACCTGAGCATAGTGAGAATCCCCTAAGTCGAGGTCTGCCACACCACGGCGAAGTTCAATAACGCCATCCTTGGAGGTGCCACCTTCGTCGCCATAGCGGATCTTCACCCGACCGGAATCAATGCTGGCCGGGTATTCCCGCTTATCCCAAGACGCACCTCCATCGGCAGAGTGATAGTCGCCTACCGACTTGATGATGTCCAGGTTCTGGTAAGCATCACGCTGCTCAATGTCAGGAACGGAGATAACCGGCGTGATAGTCCGTTTCTTCGGGTCGTTTACCTGAGGGACGCCGACACCATAGCGGTTATAGCCCTCGGTCTCCAGAATGAATAGAGCCTCCTGGAGCACGCCTTTGGAAACGCCAAGCTGCTGCTCCACACCTTCGCCCACGTCAAGAGCCCCTTTGACCGCCAGCTCCTTCTTCAGAGCCTCGGCGGTGGCAAGAGCCTTGTTTTTATTGCTCGCGGTGTTCTCATTGAGCAGGGCACGGACAGAGGAGTCATTATTGTACCCCATGATCTTGGCAATCTTGTCCAGCGTCTTCCCCTCTTCTCGAAGGGACTTGGCTCTCTCTGCCTGTAAGGCACGCCGTTCATGTTTCGCCACACGAACCTGCATACGGAGATCGGTGGTAGACATCTTCAGCTCCTCAGCAATTTCCTTTTGAGATTTGCCAAGCGCCTCAAGTTCTTCCACACGGGCCAGGAAGTCTCCGCCGTGTTGATAAGGGTTCTCGCCAGAACCCCAGGGGTAGCGCCCAGAGCGCCTCTTGACGCCATAGTGCATCAAAATATCATCCACAATGGGGTCCATGGCTTATTCCTCCTCTTCCTTGATACTGTTGATGATTTTATCGAATGTGACAATGCGGTCCATGATGGGGAAAATATCCTCGATGGTGGGCTTGTGGTAAAGGATGGTGTCGTTCTGGTAAATACGCAACTCCATCTCGATCTCGTTTGGCTTGTAGTCATACTCCAAACAGAAGATGGCCGCATAAACCATAAGCTGCTCCATGTGCGTCGGAGTCTCGCCGGTCTTCAGATCGTGAATCCGAAGAATATCTTTCCGAAAGGAAATGGCGTCGGCGGTCCCGAAACAGTTTGGAGAGTAATAAAGGATTTGCTCGGGGGTCATCTTGTATCCGATGGCGTCGTTCACATACATGTTCAACGTCTTCTGGGATTTGGGCAGTCGCTGCCCCAATTTGATGCATTGGGCCGCAAAAGCGTGAAGAGCCGTCCCACGCTGAGCCGCCCGGTATTTGGCATAAGCATCAGCAATCTTCTCTTCCGAGTAATTGATCCAATGATAGCCACTGGCGCTAAGAAAGGCATGCTGCCCCTCAAGGTTGGAGTGTTTTGCGAAGTTCATCCAGCACTTCCTCCTTGTTCTCTGGGGAAATGAATCTGGAGAAGGACATCTCGTTCATCTTCCCAACATAATACTCTTGGTTTGGCTGTCTCTTAGCGCGTGCAGATTTCTTACACTCAAGGGAGGCCCATTTCTTTCCATAAAGAATAAGCAGGTCGGGGATGCCCTGGCGCTGATCCATCTTAAAAACCATACAGCCGGGAAATATCGTTTTCAAATTGGCAATAAGCCGGTCCTGAAAACCACTTTCCAATCTTGCGCTTCTGGCCACGAAACAGCCTCCTTTCCGATAAAAGTGATAGAAAGAATAGGATATGCGCGACATATCTCTCTCCTCTCCATAAAAGAGCCTGTTTTTTTTGCGGAAAGAAAAACAGCCCTAAAATATCAATTTGGAGCAAAAAGAAAAGAGCCGCGGATGACGGCTCTAATCTTCAATGATAAATCCAATTTTTCGTTTCGGCTTACTATTTTCCTCAGCAATCTTCTCGATCTTTGGTTTGCCAAACGATTGCCAGATCGTGGCACCGGCAGCACTTCCAATTGCCGCCGCCATCGACATGGTAAACGTCATCAATATTTGGGTCGAGTTTCCAATGTTGAGTTTCATACTATCGCCTCCCATAAAGGGGACTGTATTTTCAGCGGAAATGAAAAGAGCAGTCAACAACACTAGCGATCAAACATCTGATCAACAAAATCCGAATATATATATTGATCAGGTTGCCTCTCGCATATCCACCTAAAAGGCCCACAAAGGCTTTTCCTTTTGCTGTCTGCATTTTCGATATGTCCTTCACCAACCCCTCCCCCATAATTCTACCATAGCTAGCTTTGAGGCTGGCCTTAGCGAACCCTCGACCAAACTCATTTACATTTTCTGAAAAAGAGCGTTTTGATTCAGATGCTCTATACCGTTTTCTCCCAGCAGGAGTTAGGGTTCCGTCTTTGTTCTGGTAACGGCGGACGCCCCACTTCATGCCTTTCACACCATAATGCACTAAATATTCCATAGATTATCAACTCCTACTTCGATTTTAGTTAAAAAAAAACGAACTGCCTTCATAATCTGAGACAGTTCGTATCCTCCCCATAAAAGAGTCTGTTTTTTTTCGAAATAGAAAACAGCGGTAAAAATTCAATCCGTTCTGTTATAGAACAAAAAGAGAGTCGTTCACTTGACGGATTAGTAAGCTGGCTTATTTTTCACCTTTATCATCGGTGGGTCGTTTGCACTTTCCGGTATTGTGCTTCCGCGCCGACCTAGCCTACTTCGTCCAGCGCAACAATTAAACTTTTGAACGATACCATTCAATCGTATATTGCTGGAAAGCTTACTATTAGCTTGCATATTCATGCACACAGACTTTCACTGCTATGTCCGTTTCCTCTCCATAATAGGAGATGTAATTCTTGCGCATCACATAAAATGCGCTGAATTTTTATGAAATCTTCAAAAACACATCACCATCCTTGTTGAAATAATAATCTGTCCTTTTTTCTGGGGCCGCTAATGCGGAATGAAGAAGTTCTCTCAGAGAAGAAGACTCGGCAGTATTCAGGCGATCTACAATATCTCCGATTTTCCGAGTCTGATTTTCCAAAACTTCCTTGTCGGTTTTCTTGAAGATTCCGTCTTTATGGCTGGTCAAAGCCTGTTGCAGCATGCTAAAACTGGTAAGCATCCGTTTATCACATTTGTTGATGTAAGCAGTTGCTTCCTCCTCAATATACCTAAGGAATCCGTCATCATAGTTCTCGGAGTAGAACACCTCCAGCAATTCGCTCATGACATAAAGCTGCGTAGATAGTTCCAGAGAATCTTTTATCTGTGTGGCTTTTTCAACCGTTTCCAAAATATCAGTCTGCACCTTAGCGGTAACCGTCGAAACCAGATCAGCGAGATAGAACTCAATATCTTTCATAGCGACTTTCCGGGCGCTCTGTAAGCTGACAATAGTCGAAAGCCTCTGCTGCTCATGCTCCATGATAGAGCCATAGTTTTCGTAGGCAAACCTAATGAAACTGATTTCCGACAACAACTCCGCCCGTTTGTCACCGTAAAGGAACTCGAGTATCTTGTCCAAGCTCAGCCTCATCATATTCAATTTGCCGTTGATCTCAGCCAAAAAATATTGTCCGGAGGCAATGGACATCGCTGTGAACGCGCCAAGACAGGCCGCTTGAATTGCGGTCTGCTCCAAAGCAGCTGTTCCTACGATTTGACCCGTTTCTGGATTTTGAAGTGTCGTACTATACCCGCCTCGTTTTAACCGCATAAGCGTCCCTTGGACTCCCTCTGGAAACGATAGCACATATGATTGCGATAACGTACTCACCCCCAAAAGCGAGGGAGCCGCGCCAAGCAGCGCATTCACTTGCGCTCTTTGATCTCGCGTTAATTTCAATTTGGTAAATCGCTTTCCATCAGTCAAATCTATTGCGGTATCGCAAGGCTTTACATCGAATCTCCCTACCCGAGTCAATTCGTTTTCTTCTCCCATCGCCATCCCTCCTTTGGGCAAAATAAAAGAGTGCGCCCCATGAAGAGACGCACCCTGCAAAAAGTGAATCCCTCCATTGTTGCCACACAATCCTGGTCTTAGACGCGAGTAAAGAGAGAAACACTGTTTGCCAATGTTTCCGTCTAAGACCATTTTATAGAATTGTGTGGCACAGCCAGTATAGCACACCTCCGTCCGCTTTGGAAGAGGAACTTTGAGGGTTCAGACGAATTCGGCTCCAAAACCGCAAACATCCATCGAAAACCCGTCAAAATTCCCTTGCTGGCCACTTTCCCACTTTTTTCTTCCACTTATATATAAATTTTAATATTTTTTTTCGCATTTAAGTGGAAGAAAAAAGTGGGAAAGTGGCCAGAAAACCCGCAAACCCTTGGGGCGCAACGGTTTCAGCCTGCCCACTTTTGAAAATAAAAGTGGGCAGAAAGTGGGCAAATGGCCAATTTTTCATCATTTTCGGTCCTTTTTCGTGCAAGAATCAAAAGATTTCTGGCCAGTTCCGAAACAAAAGTGGGCAAATGGCCAGTTTTCGGACTAAAAGTGGCCAGCAAAACGCCCCAAAATTGACCTGCTACTAACAGTAATAGTAGCAGCTTTTGGCCTATTTTCAGGTTGAATCCTGCTTCAAAATTGGAGACGTCCGTACCCTTCGCTACCCGGCTATACCGTTCTCACCCCCAAATATTAAGGACCTAATCAGTGTCGTCCGTAGCCTTCTGTACTTCTTCGCCACCTATCTACACACAAAATATCAATCTCTGACCGGGTCTGTTCCTTAAAATGCACGCCGCTGGTAAGGGCGATTTCGAGGTGTCACGGGGACAAACTGGTAGCGAGGAGGAGCTGGACGAACCCGCCGATGAAGAGACATACCGTATTTTTTCGGCGGCATCCCGTTCCGCTTAGGCCAGAGTTCATTGCTCTCTCCCAGGCTGCGAAACATATCCTCAAGTGCCTGTGCAGCCCCCGCCATCGACTGACCAAATGCCGCCCAAGCATCCTTGATCTTCTGGATAACCGTCAGAGCCTCTTCCATGTTCATGAGTTGTCACCTCTCAAATATTGTTTTGGGACTTGGAAACGCCTGCTTGCATATTGGTATAACAGCAGTTGAGTGCAGTTAAAAGGTTGTCGATCTGAACTGACCGGTCTGTCCGAATCTCAACCGTCGGCTCCGGCATCGGTAAATATCCAAGCGCCTCCATCTGCTTATGGTCGCAGGTGGATACATATGGGCATGCTCTACATCTCGCTGCAAGTCTGGATAGGCCCAAATCTTATCACCTCCAAACCTTTCCGGAGCGCTTGTCCACCAGAACAATCCGCCCCTCGATCTCAAAGTCCGCCAACTCACAAATATCAAAGATGGCATAAAGCAGCTTATGGAACCGCTCATCCTCGGCATCGATGTTCTTCAGGGCTTGGTAGGCTGTGGGGTCTGAGTAGCCCTCTGCGTTTTTTCGGTCATTCCAGAACAATTTTTATCACCCCGTTCCTTCATGTATTTGATAAGTGATTGAGCGTGCATATCGCTGATGCCGTATGTTTCCTGTAGTTTAGAGACGAACCAGTCTGGAACATTTTTTCTTCCGCATTCAATGGCAGACAACTCGGCCGGCGAAATATCAAGATCCTTCGCCATGTCATAGAGCAGGAGTGCCCGAACCAGGCGAATATCCCGCACCATTCTTCCAAAAGCGTCAAGTCCCATGATCGCTCTCCTTATGCCACGCCTCAATGTCGACACCAATCCGCTTCAGCATCTGGGTACAGAGCCAAATATCATCCTGGTCCTCCATCTCATATCGACTGACCAGCTCCTTGATGCGGTCGTGGAAGGCATTGTAATAGGTTCGGAGCCGTTGAGCCCCGAACCCAAATTGTTCATGCAGCACCCACAGAATGGTCGCGTCGATTTCGGCGATGTGTTTTCTGTCGTACTCGGCCAGTTCCCGCTGGATCTCTAAATCCATCGCTTTTTTCTCCGCTGCGGTAAGTACAGCGCCGTACACTTTTCCTCCGGCTTTCTTGAGTTGCATAGGTGCCTCCCATAATCCAGTTTTCCTTAGCAAAGAACATGGGGACGGCGAAGAACAGCATCAAAACTGTCGCAGTCGCGTCCCCATCGAGAAACATGATTGGTAAAGAGAGCCCAACCAGCAACAGAGCATAGAGCTTGTTTTTCAGCAGTTCTCGTTTCCACATGTGTTAATCACCTCTCTTACCGTAAAATATCGAATCTTTTTAGTAGACGAAGAGATGACCACGGTGGCCCTTCGGATACTTCTTCCGACCATGGAAATCCTTTGCCATTGGTTTGCCCGTGGTAAGGCTGGTCGGGTACGCCCCAATAAGACTACGCCAATCACCGTAAAGACGATGCATTTGGCGGTTCACTTTGGGATATCCACGACGAACCATCTCGGCCTTAGCCATATTTCTCAGCAGACTACGCATGATTTTTACCTCCTAAAATATCATTGCGGGCTTCGCAAGCGCTCAATCGCCATACAGGCGGCATTGGGGTCAAGCATTTTTGTCCCCTTCTCCATATCCATCTCCAGAATGGTCATGATGGCGTAGTTAGCCAGGTCCATCAAAGTGTCCCGAATAGACTCATCGGTGACCCGCTGCTGGCCGGCGTCATTTGCAGAAAGGCGGGAAAGAGTTTTGAACCGGGAGAACTTGTCTCCCAGCCGAATCCGGGTCATGGCCAAACCCTCTTCTACAAAGGTCTGGTGGAAACTGTCGCCGTAATCGTGGTTCTTTCGCTCGTACAAGCCATTCAGCTCGTCGCAGATTGCCTTATGGCGCATTACTTTCTCATTCATAAACAGATTTCCCCTTTCAAAATATCAATCTGATTGCAGTTCACTTTGATCGTTCGGTCTGTTTCATCGGCTAAGTGTTTGAGAAGCATGGTCATAAACACTTCAAAGCCGCCGGAATAACCGATTTCTCTAAACGTAACCCGGTAATTTTGTTTATACCACTGCTGCTTGTATCGTTTTTCCATACGGACAATGATGGAGTTGGTCATTGCTTCATATCGCCACATAATTTCAAAATGGCGATGCGCAAGATCAATCAGCGTTTTCTCAAGCATCAGGTTTTCCTCCCGGATTCCGATTACCGAACTGTTCCTGTGCTCTGATGGAAATAACGGCACTTCAGCTCTACCGGCTCGATCCAGGAAATATCCCGAAGCCGAATGCTTTTGATAGACTTGTCACCCCTTGAGGGCAAGTTGACACTGACTTCATCCACAGCAGCCTGGGCCGCCAAATACTCTTCTTTGTACTGGCACACATCCCTATGGCTGCATTTAGTGCAGCAGGTTTCTTTTACTCCGAACATACGAACCATCTCCTTATAATTTTCATCCAGCGTTGCGGTTTCAACATTCAGTTGGTTTAGCACTATTTGGAGCTCGTCAACCAGATAGGTTTTGTCACGGTCTTCGCGCTGGCCGACGAGGCCTCGAATCCAATCAGCGACAGTAATGGGAGGCGGGATCTGCAAACCGAGGTCGCGAGCCATACGGTCGATATACCCCACCATCTGGCAGGTCGGTGCCACAATGACAGCACCGGTTCTTGCGGATTGCTGAATCAGAAATACAGTTTTACCCGTCTGTCTCCCCGCGATATAGATCGTCATGATGGTTTTTCCTCCTTTTGAGCTTGGCGACGTGCCTGTTTAAGTGCCAGCTCCATAGCGTCGCCGCCTATGTCATCATTTTTATGCGGCTTTTTCTTCTTTGCCTCGCACTTAGCCAAAGCGATATCGTAATCATAACCGATCCCAGCTTGATACTTTTTCGCAATGGCGCGAAGTTTTTCAGCGTGATATTCATAAGTGGCACGATGGAACCCTTCCAACCCCCACTCATCACAGGCCAATTCCAGTAGTCTGGCATAATCCATCAGAGCATTGACGATTTTATAAATATCGCCATAGCAGGTTTTGATTTCGCGTTCACCATCTGCATCATGAAGGTGAAGGGTTACCTTTTCCAGTTCTATGGGCCTGGAAATAATCGGCTCAAATCGTTCCCGTGGACTGAGTTTTCTCTGAGTGGTTTCAGAATTTGGTGCTTGAAGTTGAGGGACTTTTTGCACAGGAGAAGAGGGGTAGGGAGGCTTCCATGACTTAGGCGATGATTTCCCAAATAATTTCTTGGTAAACTTCTCCTTCATAGCTCGGTCTTTCTCCTTTTTCAAATATCAATGTAAACTACTCCTCAGCAGATTCAATAATGGTCACGGTGCCCTCAAACACCCCAAACTCGGACGACTGCTGGAATGTGTGCGTTTCCGGCTCCTCTCCATCCTGCATTGGCCGGGTGAGATACCACAAAGAATCGTCCTTCCAGGTAATCATCTCCAGTTTTTGGCCGGGTTCCAGTTCCAAAGTCATGTCGCCGCCGAGAGAGCGAGCAACACCTTGGTCACACCCAGTCAGTAGACCCAACGACAAAACGGCGCACAAGAGCACGCCGGCATAAATACGTTTCATGTTTTTTCTCCTCTTCCGCAAATATCAAGGGCCAATTTCAGCGATGGACTCCACGAAGCAGTTGTAATAGGTATAGCGCTTTCCTTCATAGTCAAAGAGCACATAGCCGCCGTCATTACCCTCAATATCAATCTTCCCGGTGTATTGCGCGATGATTTCCCCATCGGCCGTATAGATCGTCACCGTCCGTTCGAGTCCATTGTCTAAATCGCTTTTCTGATCCGTCAGGGCTCGCTGGCCAGATGCGGTGTTCTGGAAGTACCAGCGCATACCGAAGAACAATCCCAAAATCAGCAGAATGGCAACCACCACACTGATAATCTTTCCGGGGACGTTCTCAATCAGACATGCGCCCGCGATGCCGGCACATAAAATGAATGCCGCGAATAATACAAAGGCAATCCAACCACCAATAGTCATGCTTTTTTCTCCTCTCCAACAAGTTTCCGATACAGTTCTTCGGCCTCTTTGCCTTGAAACTGGTTGATGATGCGAACATTATCGCCAGGTGCTTTCCGCCCGACGATCAATATCGCGGGGTCGCCGTGGCTGTGGTCAAAGCCGACCAAAACCGTGTCAAAATCTTTCACAGTACCCACCTCACAAAGTCAAAGAGTAATTTCGCAAGGAATAGAAGACCAATGATAGCCAGGACCAAAACAGCATTGAATAGAAAACGCAAAATATCATCCCAGCCATGCTTCATTTTTTCTTCACCCGCTTGGCCTTTCTCTCCTCGTACTCGGCCTTCTCGATGGGGACCATCTTACCGTCCTCTTCTTTGAAGTAACGGTTCAGCTCGATCCGCTTATCGTCGGGTGTGAGAATATAAAGGTAAGCGAAGGTATCATAGTCGCCGTTCTTTGGGTCAACCAGGAAGTCCTCGGAGAAGACGCGATACTTCTTGGTAGAGGGCAGATAGGGCATGGTAATAGGGAAGATCGTGTCGATAAGACGAGTCATCATCCCATTACTAAACGCCGCACTAGGATAGTTGACGTTGATACCGCAAACCCGGTTTATATCGGAATAAGTAGCCGTCCCGTCCGGAGCGATTTCTTTGAACAGGGAGGACATACGTTTACACTGGTACTTCTGATACCCTTCTTTCCAGCTACACTCGCCGGTGATATCGCTCCAAATATCCGGAGTGTCTTCGATGGGGGTCAGACACTTACCATCGACCAGGCGGTTTAGAATGCTCTTGGTGATCTGGATACTGAATCCGGAGTGGCCATCTCGGGCCAGCGTTTGATAAGCCCGAAGGGCGCTCTCATAGCAGAGCACGCCATAGGCCCAGTCGTCCGTGCCTTTCGAAGCCTCCCGCTCACTCTGACAGGCAAGGGCAACCTCCCGAGCAGCCCAGGAATCTTCTTCCTCGGCCATGTAGACCGCCCGGTCATCCCAATACTCATTGGCAAATATCTTTCTGGTATCGCCCCCAAAGGCCTTGATGATCTCCGGCAGATTCTCATTGACCGCATCCAAGTGGATGCCCTGCTCCTTACAGAAGTTCACAGCATCGTCCAGAGGCTTATCCCGCCGGTTGGTCCAAAGAATGACCTTGGCGCCATTAGCCTGCTCTTGCTTGAGCCTGGAGATGGTCTTGTTGATCGGTTCGCCGACCTCCGGAAATTTGTTCGTGGCCAGGCAGCCGTCGAAATCCACCGCGATGATCTTCGGCCGGGACTCTTTGTTTTCCGTAGTCTCAACTGCTTTTACATTCATCTCGTCCATGTGTGTTTCTCCTTTTCAAAATATCAAGATGTTTTACAGTCCACGAAGTTTGTTAATGGCTCTTTGTGCTGCTCCATTTCCGTTATCCCGATCGTAGAGCCATTCTTCAAAGCTGTCGTCATTGCTCAGATCCACCTTCATGACTCGACCTTTGAGGTAATCGAAGTGAGTGCTCGTTTTCAAAAGATCCTCAGCCTCCTCCTCAGTCATCGGAGCAGGATCGAAATGCAGAAACCCCAACCCTTGCGGCTTAGAATCGTTATAAAGTGCTGCCAGAACAGCGGACTTTTTTAGACCTTTTGTATCAACCATAGCGTTTTTTCTCCTTTTCAAAATATCAATCAGTAATGGTGAGTTCGCTAAGCGAAACTGTTGTCAGTGTGCCGTCCGGTCGCTTGATAACCGCCTTGTTTGCGAAGAGTCCAACGCCGAGCTGTAAAATATCAACCTCTTCACGTCGCACTCGCTTACACTCGGCACAGCTTTCAGGGGTTATCCAATCCATGTCGATGCAAGGGGTGCAACTTATCGGTCTGTTATAAATCCCTTTCATACTGCTCCTTTCCAGAAAATATAAATGCCCCGAACTGCTGTTACACAATTCGAGGCATTCTTTTTTTGTATTTGATTTAATCCGAGGCTTTGAAGTTGTAAACGGGGCGTATGCGCTCCACGATGATTGCGGTGGGACCGATTTGGGAGACGATCTCATCTATGCTCTTGTAGGCCATCGGTGATTCATCCAGGGTGTCGGGCACTACGCAAGTTGTGTAGATGCCCTTCATCTCATTTTGGAACTCCTCCATAGAGAGGGTATTGAGCGCCGCACGACGGCTCATAAGGCGTCCGGCTCCATGTGGGGCAGAGCAGTTCCAGTCTTCATTTCCAGTGCCAATGCAGATCAAGCTACCGTCCCGCATGTTGATAGGGATGAGCAACTTTTCTCCCTTCTTGGCAGAAACAGAGCCCTTCCGAAGAATCATGGCATCCGTATCAATGTAGTTATGGATAGTGGTGAAAATATCCACGGCAGTGAGACCCATACCATTCAGGATAACGTCCACCATGGCTTTTCGATTGAGTACGGCGAACTGCTGTGTCAACTTCATATCGTGGATGTAGTCGTCAAACAGCTTGCCCTCCACATAGGCGAGGTCTTTGGGAATATCCAGCTCATGTTCCTTCTTCAGCGCCGTAATGGTCTTCTGGATCTCCTGGAGCCGTCCTTCAACTTTGAGCTTTGCGATGGCCTCCTGGATCTGATGCTTGGCTCCGCCCCAGAGTGCGCGGCGTCCCTCATTCTGATAGTAGTCGGCCACTTCCGTTCCGAGGTGCCGGCTCCCGGAGTGAACGACCAGAAACAGCCGTCCGTCCCCGGCTTGGTCTATCTCAATAAAGTGGTTGCCGCCGCCCAAAGAACCGATGCTGCGAACCGCTCGGTCAAGGTTGACCTGGTCAGCACACCGAAGCTGGGTCAAGTCAATTTTGGAGTTGAGGGAGTGGGGGATATCGCGGATTTCCCAGCCATAGGGAATCTTCTCCCGAATCAGCGCATCCAGCTTAGCGAAGTCAATCTCACGCTCGGCCAGCTCCACCGTCTCCATTCCGCAGCCAATATCCACGCCCACCATACCGGGGACGATTTTGTCCTGGATGGTCATGGTGGTGCCGATGGTACAGCCCTTTCCGGCGTGAACATCAGGCATGATGCGGATTTTACAGCCTGCAAACTCAGGCCGGTCGCAAACAGCTTGAATCTGTTCCCGAGCCGCTCCTTCCAGCTCATTGGTGTAGCAAATAGCAGTGTTGTATTGCCCTTGAATAGTTATCACAGTTTTTCTCCTCGTATAATAAGATTTGCAGATGATTTTAAGTGTATCTGCTTAGTTCACTCCGTGTAACCAACAGGCTTAGAGATACCCGTGATACAATAGCTGTAGGACAGTAGGGTCAAGCTCTTTTGCTCCTCGTTGAGCCACAAGGCTGCTTCATTGAAAGTCCGTCCCCCTGAGCCGGAAGTTAGCTGCAAACTCATTGGCTGTTTGCCGAAGACAAGACCGCCCTTTCAGCAGTGAGGGATATCGCATTGGTCTGCTCCGGAATGATTCTGATATGCGAGGTTGCCAGATGCTCCGGTTATCATGGGTATCTCAAAGCCTGCTGGCCTGAAATCTCCACGAGGGGAGGTGAAAAGTGTGAATCCACTATTCGTTGGCATTGATGTGAGCAGCAAGAACAATGTAGCCTACCTGATGAAGCCGGACGGCAGCAAACACTCCAGCTTCTCCGTGCAGAACAACCTCGGTGGTGCTAAACTGTTGTCAGAGAGAATCGTGTCGGCACTCAGCTCTATGCGGCTCAGTGATGTGGTGATTGGCCTGGAGGCTACCTCCATCTACGGGGACAATTTGGTCTATGCTCTTCGTGAAGATGGCGGTCTGGGCCGGTTCCGGCGGAAAATCCATGTCCTCAATCCGAAACAGGTCAAAAAGTTCAAGGAAGCCTATCCTGACCTGCCAAAAAACGACTGGGTGGACGCCTTTGTGATTGCCGACCATCTCCGCTTCGGCAGGATTGCCAAGGAGGTTTATATGGACGACTATCGCTACCAGGCACTTAGAACCCTTACCAGGGCAAGATTTGATGTCATTCAGAATCTGACCCGCGAGAAGCAGCGGTTTGCCAACTACTTATTTCTGAAATGCTCCGGCATGGCTCCGGACAAGGGTATTCAGAATACCAGCGCCACCACCATTGCACTCATGGAGCGGTTTGAAACGGTAGACAACCTGGCAAATGCTGATCTGGATGACCTGACTGCCTTTGTTGCTGAAACGGGGCGTGGCAGATTTGCAGATCCAGAATCCACCGCTAAGGCTGTACAGGCTGCGGCCAGAGGTTCTTACCGTCTGCCTAAAACAGTGAACGACACCGTGAACCAGGCCATGGCCGTTTCTATCGCCTCCATGCGGGCGCTGAAAGAACAGGTCAAGGTTCTGGACAAAGCCATTGAACAACAGTTTGAGATTATCCCAAATACCCTGACCTCTATTCCAGGCGTTGGCAAGGTTTACTCCGCCGGTATTATCGCTGAAATTGGCGATATCCACCGTTTCGCTTCCCAAGCCTCTGTCGCCAAGTTTGCCGGCCTTGTCTGGACACAGCACCAGTCCGGTGAATTTGAAGCAGAACACTCCCGGATGATTAAATCAGGCAACCGCTATCTCCGCTACTACCTCCTGGAAGCTGCCAACTCTGTGAGAAGATGCGACTCCGAGTTCCGGCGCTACTATGACCTCAAATTCAAAGAGGTTAACAAGTACCAGCACAAACGCGCACTCGCTTTAACTGCCAGAAAACTGGTTCGGTTGGTCTTTCGGCTGCTGAAGGACAACCGCCTGTATATCCCGCCGGAGGGCTAAGCGATATCGCCTGCCTCTCTGACGCCAAGGCCCTGTTTCAAAAATTATAGGGGCAGGGCTTTATTGGGTGTTGCCTTTTTGCACTCTAAACATCCGTTTTGCTTTACTTTTCCTCAAAATTTTCTCGTATTATCCCCTTGACTTAATACCATTGGACTTTCCTGCGAGATTTAGAAGTCCAAATCAGTCACATCGCCCCAAATATCCGTCAGCGATCTTCCGTCAAAGAGTTCGTCATTCAAAACCTCATCGACAGAGCTGACAGAAAAGGCATCGTCTCCGCACCATACCTCAAATAGATTTTTCGCCAGAGGATCAATGCCGCAGGAGAAACCGTTATAGATGAAAGTGACATGACCGACCAAATTGGTAAGATGGTCTTTAAGTTCCTGAATCGTCATAAAATATCAATCCTCCACAATTTCAAAGTTCTCCGGAGGATACAGATAGTCTTCGCCGCTGTCATCGACCAGCCTATACCAGCCCTTTTCCACGCTAAGAACGGTATAGACCTTATCGTGCGTAAGCACCAAGAACTCAGTTTTGCCTTTCCAGCGTACTTTCATGTCTCAGTCCTCCCATTTCTTAATTTTGAATTTGTGCTTACCGACCGAAGGCTCTTGGAACCAATGAACTTCTGCATCGATTTCCTCACCATGATAGTCAATAGTTCCTATGCCTTTACAATGTTGCCATTCATCAGGTTCTCCACCGATTTGCTCGGATAAGCCTTCTGCGACTTCGGCATTTAGCGGTTTGCTGGCACCTTTTCCAGCAAAGACTTGTGCGTCTCGGATGCGAGTTCCTTCTGAAAAGTGAAAATATTCTCCGGATTCAGGGTCTAACACATCATAATTTTTGCTTTTGGCTCCGACGCTTTTTCCAATCTCTATGTCCGCTATTGTATCAGATTTTTCGCTTTTATCAAGCGGATACGGCGGCCCATTGCGAACACCCCATTTCTGACCTTTAACGCCGTGATGAGCCAGGACATTGAAACCCAGCCGGCCCCGGAGTTCCCAAAGAATATCCTCCACGATCTGCCGGGTTTTGGGGTGAAGTTTGATGTAGGCCTGGTGGTCATCATACCAGGAGAAGATCTCGCTCAAGTTACCTTTCTCCCAGCTGAAGGCCCACCAGTCGCAGATCATCTCAATAATATAATTGTAGGGCATCTCCAATAGGACTTCGCCTTCACCGGGGTCGTCATTGATCAGAACCCAATGTTGCCAGTGGTGCGGGTTGCGGTGGATATGTAGAAGCCAAGCCCGATTAAACGCCTCCACAATGGCGTGAGAGCGGTTGCCGCCGTAGAAGTAAGCGTCATAGGCCTCATACTCGTCGGGGTTTGACTTGGAGGCGTCGTGTTCAAATTCGGTTTGCCAAGCGGCACTCGGTCGGCCTTCAAACAGCCAAGGCATATTGGTCTTAAGCCAATCAAAGCCCTTTTGGACATTCGCCTTGTGTCTTTGCAAATATAAATCGTATTGTTGACTCATCGGGACACCTCAATTCTTAATACCAAGTTTCATCTTGGCCTGTTTGAGCGTGAGTCCGACAAAGCTCTCCGGTTGGACATTGATAGGAATTTTGGAACGGGAAGCGACCCCTCCATACTCCAGAACGCCTTGTGTCCCGTCGTCATAGAGAAGCCGCAACTGGTCACCTAAAATATCTTGCCGTACCATCTTGATTCTTTTTTGAGCCATGTTGCCCTCCTATATTATATGGTAGAAGCCAGTTCCCAATTCTGGGCAAATGCCTTGGTAGAAGAGTAAGGGCAGGATTTTACAGAAAAGAGGTTGACTTTCCACTCTACCCACAGGAATTTCCCCTTGATGAAGATGCGGGTTTCATAAACCTCATTCGTTTTCAGCCCCATGGAGCCGTCTTTACCTATAAATCGCAGTCGCACCTCTTCGTCACCTCAATCGCTCTTATCTTCATAATTGATGGGTTTATGAGAATTCAGATTGACCGGATGCTCCAGGCACTCGTCGCAAGGCGGTTCGTTCTCCTCCAGTTTTTCATGCTTGCAGGATTTACAATACCTGCCGAAATAGACGAGCAGGTCATTATCTCTAATAGGCATGGCGGCGCTCCTTAAATATCATTGACAGCCCGGTTCTGGCTTTGCTCCGTGTCGAAGCCGTCCGGATATCGTGACTTAAGCTTGTCAATATTCATCTGGAAAATAGTTTCCAGGTCATACCCAATGGCATCGGCACTGACGGCTAGATACCAGGCGATGTCGCCGAGCTCCTTAGCCATGTGTTCACGGTCAAACTCATGTCCCTGGAAGAGCACCTTCTTCAAAATATCAATGGCTTCGCCGGCCTCGCCATTGAGGCCCATCAGCCCATCCAAAATCCGAATGTAGGGGGCAGGGTCGGCAGTAACGTGCGACTCGGTACGTAGGGCTTGGGACTGGTATTCATTGATTGTCATTGTGGGATGCTCCTTTTCAGATGTAGTTGTTTCGGGCGTGTGCGAGGTTCTTCTTGCAAGTTCGTTGATGGGGATTTTTTGGTTAAGCGGATCGACAATCTTGGCTAAGACCTGTTTTTCGTGTTGTTCCCTCCAAACCCGCTCTCTTTTCCAGAAAGGGATTTTTCGGATTTCCGCCATCAGGTCGATGCAAACCATTGCCGACAGCATATTCCATCGTCCGTCACAGGCCCGTTCATTGCACCAAGCCGTGAACTCCTTAAAGGTCAAAATATCAATTCTCCTTCTCTGTGAAATAGATTTCATCGCCATGCTTTACCTTTTCAAATCCATCTGGAAAGGCTCCACCATGGACAGCATGAGAAATATCAGTAGTGTGCCGGCAATCGGGATAGTGGCATCGGTCGCCGCAGCGTTTGCGATCACACAGATAGAGCACGACCTTGGGTTTGACTTTTGCCATAAAGGGCCCTCCTACGACTCGATGATTTTGAGGAAATCGGGTTTTGCTTTTTCCTTGATCGTCTCCCATAGGGCCTCCGAAGCCAGCTCATGGGTCCAAACCGGCCGGCACAGGAGCTTTTCAATGTACTTATGAACCTCAGAGAAGTCGCACATCAGAATGCCGGTGTAGGTCGACAGGACCACTTTTTCATGGAGTGTCATCTTTGCATCCCTCCTAGATATAAAAGAAGAGAGCCCACGTTTCCGTAGGCTCTCCCTTTGGTCGAGGTTTAGAATTTCAGCTTTTCATTGATTTTGCGAATCTGTTTCTCGACCTTTTCCTGGATTTCGGTGTTCCCGGCCTTGATTGCCAGATCCAGGACCTCCTGCCAGTCTTCTAACTGGTCAAGGAGCATTCCCTTGTACTGGTTGTCCGTCATGCCCATGGGATCATCACCACCATCCAGAAGGTGAGAATTGTTGCGTTCAGCCATAGCTTAACAACCTCCTTCCATAATAGGAGCTGCACTTTTTGCGCATAGTCGATTTGGCTTATCCGAGTTCATCATACCATGTGCGCCGGAGGGTGTCAATTAAGTCGCGGTGGGGTCGAGCCCAAGCTTTTTGCGGTAGTCATTGTAGGTGATTTTGCCTTGCTCATAAGCCTTCCGAAGCGTTTCCTCGTCTGGCCAAGGGAAAACTGAGACAGACATTCCACCATCTGGCGAAATATAAATGGATACTGACCGATTGCCCTTCGCCATAGCGTCATCCACGATAGTGTGAACTTCCTGCCAAGAAGTTATAAAGTTACTGTTGCCCATTACGGTCATCCTCCGTCTCCATAACAAAGCGTGGTTCAAGAGAACCGTCCGACATAACGCTTATCTCAACGATTTTCACTTTATCGTTTTGTACTTTATATGGACACTTTTGGCAATACGCATCCGTAGCCTCGCCATTTTTCTTTGCGTCACATCGCTGGCAATAATAGGCCAACGGAATATGGTTGCCAAACTTGACTCTTTGCTGCTCTTCCCGCTCCACCCGGTCGATTAGATTCAATACCTCAGGGGCGACCTTTTCTTTGGGAATTTTTATCGAAAAACCTTCATGTATTTTACAGAAATGATTGAGCTGGGCATTCAGTTCTTCATGGACTCTTCGCTTTGCCTCTTCCATGATCTCGTCGCTAATGGGAATATCTTTCAAGCTGGGGCCCGTGATCAGCTCACTGTACGGCAGCCCCTCAATCCAGTCGCAGAAGGTATGCCATTCATCTAACTTATGGTTCCGCCGGCTTTTGTAGATATTGGCCAGCACTTCATAGTTGAGCATGACTGTCCGCCGCTGGTTGTAGGAGGAGGGAAGGAGCTGGATCATTTGCCACCAATACTCTTTGACATGATTTTTAGCAAATTGATCGCCAGTAGATGCCTTTTGTTGATAATCCAGATACAATTCTCTGGCCTTATTAAGCATAGCAATGGTGAGGTTGAGAATATCAATCGGTTCAATTTCGCAGATACCTTCTGTGGAATAGGTCCAACAATCCGTATCTTCACCATTCGCGGAATCGAATAAATGCTCACACGAGAAATCCTCCAGTGTGAACTCCTTCGCCGCAATTTTGTGCATCGTGGAGCAGGAATTGGCCACCGTCCCAACCTTGTAGGTATCGAACTCCTTCCACCAGTACAGAGGGCCAATCAGGTCTACATAGACCGTTATCATCCGCATGAACTTCCGGTGGTCGGTGCCAGCATTGCGGAGACGAGTCATGAGGTCGAGGTCATTTGGACCAACTTGATACTTTGACACCAACGTGGAAATATCAAGGCTATGCGGATTGGCATCATAAAACACCCATTCGCTATCGCTCTTCTCCCAGGAGTTCATCGGGTTCCGCATACCGCGAATGGCATGCCCCCAGCCCAGAACCTCGGTGTTTTCAATTTTCAGCATTTATTTTTTCTCCTTTTGAATTTCCTGTATTCTCGACTATACTTCGTCAAAATTAAATCGAGCATGATACTGTTGGTTTGCTCAGTAGATTCGGGCATAGTCGTCAAATATGGATATTTTTCTTTATCATCGATGAGAGTTTTGAATATAAGATCCAATGCAAATTGGGCGTTTATCGGAGGATCGCATAGCTCAAATGCTTTTCCCTCATACCAGCTTTCAATTCTCTTTTGAAAACCTTCAAAAGAGATATCAGCGTCCCATATCATCGTTTTCTCCTTTCATCTTTTCGTTCTACCGTCTAATCGCACCTTTTTTGATTTCAACGATCTTACCGGATGCTCGGCATCGTTTTTACCCCCTCTCAAATATGGCCCCAGGGCTCGCGTCAACAATAACGCGTTCGTTCGGCCAACATTAGGCGGATAGCAAATATAAATCTTATTCCCATCAGTCATCTGACGGAGTATTTCCCTTTGAAAAGACAAGAGTTCGATACCAGTTCTTTTCAGAAACTCATCAAGTTTCTCATCCTTTATCATTAACCCCAACATCCCCAATTCTCTTCAAATACGGGCACGCTTCGTCGCAGTCCAATTTGCACCGAGAGTACATCCCAGACTGAAACATGCATTTGTATTTGCTGGTCATACCGATATATTCTGCAAAAATGCAGTCTTCGCTTTTAACCGGGAGGTCACTGACAATTACTTTCATGTATTTCCCTCCAATCGAATGAATACCCCATATTCACTAAAATTCGGATCGCCAAGGGTTGCTCCCGCAAATAAGGCCACAACTTCTTCCATAGTCAACTCAATGGTGCGGTTACCATAGCAAGATGTGCAGCGCTCACGGTCTTCCTCAGTTTTAATGATCAGCATTGTCTTCTCCTTCTTCTAACTCTCTATAACGACAGACGCCTTCTTCTTTGATGATTTTGGCATGCGGATAGAAATGGTCTATGGCGTCAAGCTTCATTCGAGCAACCTCGCGGTTACCATGAACATCTTCCCATTCATACCACTTTCCATCTATCCAAGAGCCGTCATGTTCTAATTTGCAATCGACATACTGGCAGGGGTGCCATGCGTTCCCATGAGATTCTCTTTTCATCTTCGCGTTCCACTTTTCGATTGACTCCGCTTTGGACTTCCGTGACCTCTCTAAAGAGATAGTACAATCCGGATTGATGCATCCACACAAATATCCATCACGCGAGCCCCAAACATGTGCCGGGCGTCCGCATTTGCAACGAACAGCCATAATCTGTTCACTCTTCATAGATGATGAGCGCACGATCCACAATGGTCGTCTCCGAAGGAACACCGTTTGTAAACCTGAGTACCAGCGTCATGCTCTGATATTTGATGTCGACGACTTTTTTGTCGGCGATGAAAGCATTGATTGAGCTTTGAAAGACTGCGGGATCGTCATTTGAAAAAATGCAAACTTTCATTACTGACCCTCCAATTTACCGGCGCGATTGTGTTTCTCCATCGCCGACAGAATAGCGTTTTCGTCGTCGCAGAACTTGATTTTTGCAGGGTCGATCCGCCGGACGCCGTCCTTAAACTCGACAATTCCATAGACTTGTCCAATCTGGCCTCCGGGATGACCACCCCGTAGCGGACTCGCATCCACCACATTGGACCATTGTTCCCAAATATGAAATTGACCCAGCTCGTCACCAACCTGACAGAGCCGGGTTTTCCATCCGATTTTGCAGTTTAGTCCAGCCATAGTTTCTCCTTTCAATATTTGAACCAAATCCAAGTTGCTGAAATAATTGCGATGATTGTCGCCGCAAGAGAGAGCCATCCGCTGTCTTTATATCGGCCTTTCCGAATATAGGTATGCATGTTGATCGCAGCCATCAAAACGAGAACGATTGCCATAAAAAGATCCGCAATGCGATTCGGGTCAATCATGCGCCCTCCTTATTATCGCTCTTGCCTCCGTTCAGAGCCGCGGCGATAAATGCCTGTGTTATACGCATGGCCTCTTCAGGGGTTGCTTTCGCAGCTACGCTACTGCGGTAAAATAGCAGAGACATCTCAGCCAATGTGCCAATAGCAGTAAAGAACTCCTTTAGCTGTTTTTCGTTCATCGTTCGCATCTCCTGTTTTCTCCAAAAATATAAAAGACCGTCCCCTGAAACGAGGACGGTCTTCGCAGAATTTATTTCTGATAGGTAGCCTCAAACTCTTCCAGAATATCCAGAAAGTCCTGAGGAAGATATGTCAGAGCCCTTTTTCTCAGCTCGTTGGGCACGCCATAATAGGCTCCGGCAATGCTTCCGGTCATCGCAGCGATGGTATCACTGTCTCCCCCAAGGGACACCGCGATCCGGATGGCATCTTCAAAGCTTTCCGACTCCAGAAACGCTTCGATTGCCTGTGGAACAGAGCCCTGGCAGCTTGCGTCAAAGCGGTACTTGGGACGGATCTTGTCAATGGTGAAATCCAAAATATAATACCGCGTCTGGGCCACGTCCCGAAGTAACGACTTGGGTAATGCGCTGCGGGCCCCAAAAATCATCGAGGCGATCGCTTCTGCGCCTTTCATTCCTTCCGGATGATTGTGGCTGACCCGAGTTACCGCATCGGAGAGTTTGATGCATTCTTTTGCCGATTTTGCCACATAAGCCACAGGGCTGACCCGCATAGCCGAGCCGTTCCCATAACTCCAGTAGGGACCCGGCACTTTTTTGTACAGCCACTGGTAGAATATCCGTCCGTACCCGGCGTCAGGATACTTTTGCCCAATCTCCTGCATACACCGGATGGCATGGTTGCTGAGATCAGTATAGTCGCCGTTGCATTCCAGCAGAGCCTTCGCAATGGCCACCGTCATGGCGGTATCATCCGTAAACCGGCATTGGTCCGTGAACAGCTCAAAATCCTTTGACTTGTGGTTATGCCGCTCAAAACGGGAACCGACAATGTCGCCGATAATTGCTCCGAGCATGTACTTTCACCTCTTGTTCAGTAGAATATAATAAGGTAAGGTCACTTGTCAATTTCCAGGATGTGCGCCGCGATCATGTCGGCCGTATGCGTCCAAAGCACGTTTGAATACTTATGAATGGCCCGAGTATAGTCGTTCCACTCCTTCTGATCCACAAAGGCGCCCATGTGATAGCGGATACACAGAATTTCCTCTATGGTCAGCTGTAAATATTGGGAGAGCAGCATGACGGATTTGTCACCGTGACCCTTGAGAAGCAAGTTTGGGTCATATTCCCATTTGCTTTCGTCAACAAGAGGGATCGGACCACCCCCACCATAGAAAGTTGTGTCGACGGGATGCTGGTATTGATCCTGCTTACAAATATCATGAAACATGCCGATAATGTACGGAGAGTCGGGGCGCTGCCACTCCAAATTATTATTGTGGCTGAGGGTGACCAACACGGAAGTCACATTGTAGCTGTGGTCAAACAGACCGCCTTCGTAGGCTCCATGGTACTTTGTGCTTGCCGGTGCGGTAAAGAACCCACTCTCTGTCAGCTTCTCAGCGATGTCCTGCGGAAACAGATGCAGAGCAGGTGCCATGCAATCATGAAAAGCGCGAATGCGGTCTTCATGAGTGACGAAGTTTGCCGAAGATTTAGTTTCATCGCACATCGTTTTTCTCCTTTAGATTGGAATTTTCAGTTGTTCATACTGGCCGTAAGTACCCTTGTTTTTCAGCGCGATCAACTGCCGGGCCTTATTGACCGCCCAAGGGTCATTCAATGGCAGGTTCATGCCGGTGGAGTGGTCGAAATCCTTGAATTCTTTGGCGTAGGGTACTTTTGCAGCAATCTCCTGATACTCGGCTTGCAGCTCCTCCAATTCAGTGGCCCATGCCGACCATGTGCTATCCGAAATCAGATTGTCGTTCATCTTGTAGTAAATAATGCTATGAACCAGAATCTGCCTCCTCCGACGATTAAGCAGCTCTGCGATGCTTTTCCGGCTCGGCATTGTGGTTCACCTCCAACGGTTTCGTGGCCCAGCCGACGAACTTGCCCTCATTGAAGTTCTTCTTCTTGGACAGGGCCTTGCTGATAGCGAGGTCGATCCCAGAAAAACTCTTCAAGTGATAGTAGTTCAGGTCCCGGTATGGCGTGGTCAACCGATCAATCCGTCCAGCCGCCTGGGTGGCCACTTTATAGGAATACTGCTGTGAGTAAAATATAATGGTGTCCGTGGTGATGCAGTTCCACCCCTCGCAGCCGGCGGTGTATTGAACGAGGTACACCCACTTGTCCCCCGTGGGGATCTCCTGGTGCTTATGCCCATTCCACTCCGCGATTTCCGTGCCCTCCGGATACCCAAGGGAACGCAAAATATCCAGCTCGTAGTCGTAGCTGTAAAAGATGATGGCTTTGGGGTGGTCCTCCAGCAACTCCAATACCGCGACTGCTCTGGACTCATCCGAATTCGTGACTCTGCGGAGCGCCATACACAGTTCCGCTGCCGTCTCAATCGGCCGGTCTTCCCACGGGTTCCACCGGCTCCGCATGATGTCCTTATACTTGGAAATATCATACGACACTCGTACATCCTCATGGTGGGAAACCGTCTGCCGTTTGAAGTCCATGTTGACCAGGATTTTATCCCGAAGTCGGATCAACCGCCCTGTATTGCGGTAACCGTCAATCTTCGGATACTTGGCCCGCCAGTCATAGATCACATGCTGATCCACAAAGTCGGTCTTATTGCGGTAGAACCCATTTGCGATAAAGACCGGAATATAATCCTGCCAAGTATCGCCGGGCGTAGCCGAAAGCAAGATCCAATTATTCGACTTGACGATTTTAAGGAACGCTTTGGTCCAGGCGCCGTAACCAACCACCCGCTGCTCGTCAAATATAAAGAAGGCATTCTTAACGTCCACATACTTGGTAATGTTGTTCCAGGAGTCAATGACCACTTTGTTTTTGTAATAATTGGCATCCGGATTAGGGGAGAGCAGGAACGGAGCCAGATCGCCTTGCCATTCGCAGGTATCCCGTTTGTGCGCCGTGGTGATGATATAGAGATCTCTGGGTTTCTTCATCGGAATATAATCATCCGTACCCAGCTGGCCGCCCTCATGCAGATAGTAGTAAGCGAGGCCGGTCCTGGATTTCCCAGAGCCGACCCCGCCGCAGAGAATGCACCCGTTTTTCATCCGGCCCAGGGCTTCGCGCTGATAGTCATAAAGCTGGATCGCCACAGGGCATCACTTATCCTCTTTCTCAAATAAGTCGATAAATCTATGGATCATCCTTCTCGTTTGCCATACATCTGAGAAGTACATAGGTGTGAACCAGTAGTTCTCCATGCTATCATCGGAAGTCATCGGCTCCGTAAGAGCATTTCCAACCTTGATATAGCCGGCTACTCCCAGCAGAGAAATTTGAATGTAGCACATCAGGGCCACCAGCTCCTCAATATCTTGACCGATGATCAGAATGTGGTTCTGAAAGTTCAGCCCAGCATCTTCTAGCATATGGCGTGCCGAATTGATTGCCGCGATCAGGTTTGCGCCCGCACCGCAGCAGCAGTCGTTGATGGAAACATATCCTTGCTCCTCAACTTGTTGAACAAGGTCACCCATCGTGATGTCCGCCATCAGTTGACACACGTGGTATGGTGTAAATATCTGTTTCAGCTCCTCGTAGTCGAGGTGCAAATCCATGAACATCCTGCCGAGAAAGTCCTGCTCCGGGTTCTCATCTAGGGCCATGACCACATTGGCATAGAGTTCGGGGAAGATATGCTGCTGAGATTTTTCGTATTTGTTGATTGTTTCAAGATACCGCTTCTCGCGTTCGTCATAGTGGGATTTGTCCACGGTATTGGATATTGCACAGGCCGACATGACAATAAAGTCTCTCCAAATATCAATCGGGCGACTCCTTGGAGAAAGCAGCTGCTGAAATTTAGAGCGAAACTCATGATAATACTCGCTTTTCCTCATGGTCATCCTATGCGGAAGATACTCTTTCTTAACAGACCGAGCGGATTCCAGCATCGGAACAATCGGCGTTTCCTTTGTCTGTACTGCCTTTGGCGGAACAGCCATAGGCGGTTTCCATGGCTCCTCCATCGGTTTTGACCGCGTCTGTATCCTTGGTTTCTGCTGAGAAGGCTCGGAATGTTTCTTCGATTTTTTCTTCCGGGTATTTTTCCAGAATGGTTTCATTCCACGCCCTCCTTAAATATCATGTCGTAAATTACCTCTTTAGCCACGATTTTCTCCTTTCGTGCGTAAAACGCTTATGGATATACTCCGTCTTCTGTTCGGAAGAGACCGATGACCTCCTTGTCGATAAACTCTGCCGCAACGCCAAACACATTCCGCATCTTTGCATCAAAAGAAGTGCATGCATAGCCGTACAGCTTCAGCGCAAACCGATAGGCGACGTCCTCGACGGGATTGTCTGGATCTTCCACAATGGTTTTCGCCAGCTCTGAAATCGCCCATCTCTGAATGCACCGTTTCTCAAATTCTTTTTCTTTGTCTTGAGCACGTCGGCATACCATCAGACCTTCTTTGATGTTGTTGCGTAAATTGTCCGGCTCGGTATAATCCAAAAATGCATACATGCCATCGACAAACGCTTGATGTTCGTACATAGTAATGCCTCTTTCTCAGGGGGGGGGATAAGGGAGCGCCGGCTATCTCCTTATTCACCGACGCCCCCATGGATATTTACTCCTCCGGATACTCTTCGCCGGCGTATTTCTCGGCGAACCTATCCTCCTCGATGACGACATACATATTCCGCAGATAGGCCTTAACACCGCGCTTTTCGTTCGTGGTGCCCTCCTGAATGACCCAGTTGTAGGGACGGATGGTCAGATCCACGTGCCGGATCTCCGCAAAATCGAGGACATCAATGGCCTCCTCGTCCAGTTTGGTCTTTTTCTTTTTCCCTTCAGGAATCATATAGACCGTAGGCGGAATGTTCCCAAAGCTGACCGCCACCTGAATATAATAGCGGGGGTCTTCGCCCTCCTCACGGGGCGGGCGCTCCCGGATGTTCCAGCCATCATCCATGAGCTTTTTCGCATCCTGCGGGTTATCGATTTGGACACAGAAGTTACGCTGGCCGGCTCGGTTATACTTACCCTCCCGTCCGGAGAAGTTCCGAAACATAATATGGGCGTCTTCAATCACGAGGTTGTCATTTACTCTGGAATTAGCCATAATCAGAATCTCCTTTTCAAATCTTCGATTTCTTCTTCGAGCTTTTTTACGCGGTTAAGCAGACGGCCCTCATAGCCCATAGCCATGAGAGCCATCAGAACTGCCAATACGATATTGACCACACACCAAAACGGACGGCCAGTGACGCCTGAGATGAAGGCAGCCACAACATTGAACCAAAATATCGTCAGTAAAATGGTCATACCCGTCACCTCACATCAAAGGGCGTCGCAGCGTCTTCATGGGGTTCCCCGGCACTGAACCAGGGCGGCATATCATCCTCGGCCTTCACATAGGGATCATCTGAGATAAACCATTCAAAGTCGCCGTATTTGGAAATATCCGCGACAGCGGCATCCACCATAGCGTCGTAGTAGCCCCGGTCAATGCCGTCCTCTTTACCGAGCTGTTTGACCATCTCAGACTCCAGCCAGCGATAGCCCTTGGTCCCACCGGCCAAGGCGTAGCTCTTCTCGCCGGTCTTCTTATCCACGACTTCCCGCAGCAGCAAGCCTCCATTGTAGCCGGGTTTCATGGGGCAGAAGGAGCCGACCTTTCCCACGAAAATATAATTGTGACCCTGCTCGATCAGTGCGCCAAGTTCTTCATCGGAAACATGCCCCCATGTCTCAAGTAAGGCTTGATCCTTTTTGCTGGTATGCTGATCAAGGAACTTTTCGCCAGTTGTAGGATTCAAAATATAAGCTGTTTTCCGAAGAACAGAAACTCGCTCATACTCGGAAACATCTGGCAAAGTCTCGTTCGTATCCAAATACAGCGCGCTGGTGACCGACTTGGTCTCGCACATATCCTCGAACAAGATTTCCTCTTTGGAGAACAGTTTCTTGAACACATACGGAATCTGGAACTGGGTGCCGGTCGCCGTCCATTCGCCGGGGTGCTTCCGAATATCACCCGGCACATACCCATACGCCTGCTGGCATTTCTCCTCCGTGGCATATTTGGCAATGTAGACCGCGTTGTTCACCAGGCACATCCGGTCATAGGTGGCCTCGTGCTCAAAGACATAACCGTACTTTTTGCCGTAATCCATGACGAACTGAATAATCTCCGGCGTTGCGTCCGGGATTTTAATGGAGTCCGTCTTGATGTGGGCAACAGTAAAGCCCTGTTTCTGGACCTCATGCTTGAGGTTGACCATGAACAGGGCTCCGCGCTTGGCGACGATATTATCTTTGTTCCGGGTGTCCCGGAAGGGATTCTCAAAGTTGGCCGAGGTCAGGCCATAGACCGAGTTGATGGCGATCTTCAGCGCCTGGGCCAGAGCATCCGCCGAACTCTCGTCCGTCAGGTACTTGGCCAAAGCGCCGTTCAGCATCTTTTTCGCCTTGTCGAAGTTCTTATGCTTAATCTCCACCCGGGCGTCCTTGATCTCCTGGAACCGTTTGGTGTATTCCGGCCCGAACAGCTCCTCGGCGATGATGCTGCTGGGATGCATGGAGGCGATGTCCAGCAGTGCGATATCGCCGTACATACCCGGCTCGGCGTAGACGTAACCGCCTTCGCCCACCTCCTCGCCGCGATAGATGGATTTGCCGCCTTCAAACTTGTATCCGGGGAAGATGGGACGGCCCTTCTTGTCAAAGACCGTGAATTCATCGAACTCTGGTTTCCCCATCGTAAACGGCAAATCCCGGTATGGGTCGTTGATTTGGGTCACATCGCCCATATTCCGGTAGCTGAACTGGTCTTGCGGGTGCTTGTTTCCGCCAAATATAATTCTGGTGGTCAGGGAATTGGTGGTGTCGTTCACCGTCATCCCCGCCACGTCCGCCAGAATCTCCCGAGCCACGAAGTCGGCTTTCCGGGCGTTGAATACCGCCTCGGTGGCAATGACGTCGTTGTCGCAATACTCCGCGACCTTCTGCCACATATTCTCCGGCACCGGCTGGTCCCAGGGAAGCCCCAGCTCCTGATGGTGGATACCCAGCTCGATCTCCCATTTCTTCAGGCTCTGCTTAACCGAGCAGAAGTCATATACGTCCGTATAAGAGACGTTATACGCCTCCCCAAAGAAGCAGTTGTTGCTCCGGGCCTTCTTCTCACTGCTGATGATCTTCTGGGAGAGATTATAGAGCTGCTCATTGGTGTAGCCCATCAGCCGGGCATACAAAATATGGTTGTCGTACCTCCGGCAGTTGAACCCCACCAGACGGAACTTCATCAGCTCCTCGATCTCCGTGGGTTTTGGATTGATCATCCGGACCACGGTCTGCCCGGGGCCTTCGATTTTCCAGTTTACCAGGAACAGGTTAGGGAAGACCTCCACGTCATAGAAGACCAGCTTGGCCTCATCGTTCTTCACCGCGGGGCCGTCTTCGGCGGATTTGAACGGCATCTTGTTCACCAGCTTGATGCAGTAGTCCGCCTGATTGGTACTGTTGGCCGCGAAGGCCAGGACGGCGTTGCGCATATCGGTGACGTCATAGGTCAAACCGCTCTCATACGCATCCGTCAGAATTTTGTAGATAAAGTCGATTGAGGGCTTAGTTGCCGGATGAATCTCCTTATTCAAATTTCGTTTGATCTGAACTCTAAGCCCTTTCTCGCTTTGAATGACTTTGGAATTTACCACGTTGTTTTCTCCTTTCAATGGTAACCCAGAGCTTATCGTAGCGATAGGCAGGTCGTTGCACTTGGACAATTTGCGGCGCAACGAGCTGTTTCCGGTAAACACCTTGACCTCGATATGGTCGTCGTAGACCCGGCTGAGCCTGGTCACATCTCCGGAATAAATATAATGCAGGTGGATGCCGCAGCCGCTTTTACTCACCTCCGCATAGGTTGCCGGCCACTTGCCCGCCTCTTCCAGATTCCGCTCAAAGGACTTTCCGCCCTTGTCATCCGGAATATCAAAGTCGATGACGATGTGGTTCTCCGGCACTTTGACATAGTGAAGTTTTGTGGTGTCAATGGAGGACAGCTTCGTTGCGACCTTCTCCCATTTCCGCCGGGGCGTGCCCTCCTCATTGGCATACTGCGCCAAACAGCCGGCGCAGTCCCGGTCGAAGGCGGAGGTCTGTCCCTCCACAAGATTGATGGTGGGATGGGGCGGTTTATCGGCTGCCGGCTTTTCTTCCGGAGCCTGCTCCTCAAACTTTTCCACCCGAAACCCGCTGTAATAGTTCCGAACACGGGAGCCATCTCCCATGCTGAACCGTTCCTCATACTTTCGGAAGTAGTTTTTCAGCTCCTCCTTAAATATCATGCGGGAAACTGGATAGGGCACTTTTGCGTCGTCGCAGTAGGTCTTATACATTTCCCAGGCCGATTTCAGCGATACGCCGTCCTCCTGCTTGAACACATGGTAGGAGTCCACCACGAAGTTGTAGAAGTCATTGGAGGCCCCCATCATAGAGATGGGAATATAATCGTCATAGTAGTCCGGGTCCTCCAGATAGACCTCCTGGCAGTGGTACGCAATGCCGCCCAGCTCAAAGGGGATCTGCTTGGTCAGCGTCCGGTACTCCGCCGGGGGCACCTTGTCTCCGGTGGGTGTCACGTCGATCAGCCGTCGGATGATGCCCGACTTGGCGTCCGTGATCTTCACCGGCTTGTTAGTTCCCATGATCAGGAACGCCTTGAACCGGTTGGAATAGGCCGAACGGAATTTCTCGTTGACCGTCATCATCTCATGGGAGACCAAGCTGTTGATCCGGGTATTGTCCTCAATGCGGGAAAGGTCGCCGTCATGCTGGATCGCCACCAGCGGATTGGAGCGAAACGCCTCCAAAGCGAACGCGTTGCTGGAGGAGCCCAGATCCTTTGCGTTGAAGCTGGTGTAGTAGCCCTCGAAGAGCTGCTGGATCACATTGATGATCGTGCTCTTTCCCGTTCCCACCGCGCCGTAGAACACCAGGAACTTCTGAATCCGCTTGGATTCCCCGGAGACGATGGCCCCGATACTCCACTCGATCTTGTGGCGTTCCTCTGGAGAATATAATGTGGATACCAGCTTGTCCCACGCCGGCGTCTCTCCCGGCTCCAGAGGATAGGGCAGGGACTTGCTGGCATAGTCGCGTTTTCCCGCTTTTGTGTTGGAAAATATCAGTTTCTCGTCAAGCATGTGGAACTGGTCTTTCATCTGTTTCTGGCAATACTTGTGCCAGGTGTCGATCATGCCAGTCTCCGCATCCCACATGTGCAGGACACGAATGTTACCGTCAAAGCGCTTGCGGTTTTCTTCTGCGTATTGGTCCAGTTCACGGTCGATCAAGTCGACCGCATCCTGTTCATCAGTCGACCATATTCCCCGTTCGTCAATCCATATTGCATAGAAGTCGCCGCCTCTGATCATGAGGTCGTTACTTTTCTTGATGATAAACTTGGGATAGATCTCGATGACACCGCGTTTCCCGCTGCGCGTAGAAATCATCAAGAAGTCCAGCATTGGGCCGATTACTCTCCTTCACCATACTCCAGCTTTTTCACCCTGACGGAAAGCTGATAGACCTCTTCCTCCTGTTTCCGCCGCTCTATCTCCGCCCACACCGCGTAACCAAAGGCGGCGATGGCGAGCACGGCGACGCTGCGGTTCCTCCGTGTCAGCTTGGTCAGCCGCTTATCCAGGACCCGGCAGTTGTAATTCAGCAGCCCCGTCAAGTCGCCCAGGGTGTTCAAATGAAAAACCGGAACAAATTGCCCTTTCTTGCCCATCTCAAATGCTCCCTTCTTTAATGATTTCTCTGAGGTAGTAGTTCATCTGATACCAGATCTCCGTGCGCCGCATATCACGGCCGTTGTTGACCGTGAAAAGGCCGCCCTCTCCATTGCGTTCGTACCCCCGGTCCAAAAACCGTTCCAGCGTGGCGTCGACCAAATATCGGTCGAACTTCCGGTCTTCCATGCCGCCAAGCCCCAGGCTCACCAGCATGCTCCAGAACCACTGCCCAGTCCGGTCTCCCACGTCCGGGTCATCCATGATGTGCTCCTCACAGCGGATGGAGAGGGCGATCATCATCTCTAAAATGCTGCATGGCCGGTCGTCCAGACAGGACGCCACCATGACGTCAGAATATAATTGCTCGCGACCGAACCGATATCTAAGATTGATGCCGTCTTCGGCCCGGTTGCCGTCCATCGGAATCGTATAAGTGAATTCCGTATCGTAAAGTCTGGCAAACAGCTTACGATAGGACTTGTTAGAATATCGGTCATCAACCACGAGCTGATACATCCAGTCAAAATACTGGTCAATCAGTTCATCCCGGGTCAAATGTTAGACCTCCCTTTCAAATTTTCGGAGGCAGAGTGCTGCGGAATTCCGCATAGCTGCGAAGATCCCGAAGAATCTCATAGTCGCACCGCTTGGGGTCGCTCCGGACAAAGACAGAGTCCTCCTCATACTCCCCAAAGTGGTTCAGCGCATCACCGACAATGTCCTCCGGCTCGTCGATGATGACTCCGTTCTCGTCAGACAGAATGCCGTCATCAAAGTAGGTCAAGCTGATCTGTGTGTACCCCTCTATCTCGCCAAACTCGTCCGGGGAGATGACGTAGGGCGCCTCCACCTCATGCTCAGGAGGCTGCGGCACCGAAGTCCTGGAATACTGCACACGGTTGACCATCTTGGCGTAGTCGTTGATGTCGCCCTTCTCCCGGTTCTTGGCGGCCGATGCCTGAATGGTTTTTGGCTCCTCCGTATCCATGTCCGGGCTCTCCAACCGCTCCTTGAGGTTGTCAATTTCCCTTTGCAGTTTTTCCTCTCTGGCCCGGAACGCCTGCTTGGCGGAGCAGATATCCTGCTCGGAAATCTCTTCGTATCTTGCCTTTAGAACATACCAAACAGAACCCCCGCCAACAGCGGCCCCGGCGAGGAACGCCAGGACGGTTCCAAGTTTACTCATTGTATTCATCCTCCTCATCCCGCACGCTCATCACTGTAATGGCAAGGCCCCCGAACAGCAGCGCGGCACTGATCAGGAGCCCTCCGGTGATGTGGCGTTTTCTTCTCGTGTTGACGGCATAGTCCAGCATGGACACCAGATTCGCAAATCCCTCCATGCTCACTGCCTCCCGGACGACAAAATGGTGACGCCGCCGACAAGGCACAGCCCGGACACAGTCGCCAGGGCATAGGACAGCAAGGTTTTAAGACAGTTTTTCATGATGCGCGCCTCCTTTAATCATAACTTGAAAAATAATGCGCCCCGACCTGGAACATCGGAACGCCGTAGGAATGGTAATGGCCGGTGCGGAAGAAGACCGCGTCGTAATTTGTGCGGCTCTCCAGCTCTTCCCGCACCAGCTGCACCAATTCATCCTTCACATAACAGCGGGTGATGCGGTCTCCATACATACCGGAAAACTGATTCTTCTGGTAAATCACATCGTAAATTGTGTCGGGAAAGTGGGGGTCGTCCACCCGGTTCAAAATCACATCAATTACCAGCCGCTGGCCATACTCGCACTCTCCCTCGGCTTCCGCCATAACACAGAGGGCAATCAGTTCGATCTCCTCCTGGGAGACGGAAGGAACCTCCGGCTCCGCGGCGACGGCCTCCTCAACGACCGGCTGCTCCACAGCAGGGGCCTTTTCTTTCGGCATATCGGCCGAAATATCAGTTTTCTGGGCAGGCTTGACGCTGTTTACGACCACGACTTCGTATGTATCCGCCGCTTCATAGGCGGAAGCCATCTCCGCTTTCCCAGAAAAGGATATGCCGGTCAGCGCCATCACCACGACCAGCAGGGAACATATCAATTTCTTCATGGTTCAGCCCTCACAGGGTCTGGTGGGTAGCCAGGGCGTCGGTGATGTCGCCCACCACGTTGAAGTCCAGAACGAAGGAACGCTCATACCCATTCACAAAGTCCACGGCCTTCTCGCGGCAAACCTCGAAGATGCCGAAGTCCACGAAATTGTCGCCCATAGGCTCCTTGTCGTCATAGATCCACCCCACCACGGCGCCAGCCTTGGTCAGCGGGAACCCGAGCATCTCATAGACTTCGTTGAGGAACAGATGGCCGCGGGACTTGAGCCGGTCGTTCGCCTGGGACTGCCGGGCCAGCAGATAGAACCGGTTCTGCTCCGCGTCCTTCATGTAGGCGGGGTGTCCCTCGTCAAAGATGCGGGCATAGGGGCTGTACTTGGAGGGGTCCCAGCCCTCGTCCACGACGTCCACGGTCTCCTTGACCTTCTTTTCTTTGCCCTTTTCATCCACAACGGTGGTCTCGATCTCCTTGGCCTTGAGGTTGTACCGGAGCTCCTTTTCCACCTGCTCGCCGAATCGCTCCAGCACCCGGCCGCGATAGTCCTTAAAGGACTGGTCCAGCGTCGCATAGGCCGCCGCCAGCGCCATGTTGCGCTTTCTCAGAATTTTGTGACTGGTGAGAATGCAGGTGATGGATGCCGCGCCCAGCAGAACGGCGGGGGCATACAGCTTGACATACTGGAACCCGGTGTGGGAGTAGACCTGAATGCGGTCATTGCGGGCGTCTTCCTGGGTATAGAGCTCACCTGCCGGGGTCACGCCGGACTCCTCCGCATTCTGAATCCGGTCCATATCATCGCCGGTCTTCTCCGCAACCTTGAGCGCCTTGGGGGTGGCCTGGCAGGCCATGACAGCGCTCACCACCACGCCGACCACTCCGGCTGCCACTAGGAGCTCCGGGCTCTTCTTCTGGAGCTGGAACCCAATCTTGTTGAACGTCAGGTTCATAGACTTGACAAGTTCGTTCTTCTTCATGATCAAATGTCCTCCTTAGAGAATGATTTCGCAATGGATTTATAGATTTTTCCGACATTCTGAAGGTTTCCGTTGAACTCCTCCAAAATATCATCGAGCTTATCGTCAAACTTGTCGGCGATCTGCTCCTTAGCCTTCTGCACAACCTCTTTCTTGAGGCGGCTTTCATCGATTTTGGCCACACTTTTTGCGATCTGGTCGGTTACCCCGTCCGAAATCGCGTCATAGTGCTCCTTCACGGCGGCGCCGACCCGGGCCTCAATCTCCCGCTTAACGTCGTCCACCACCTCGTCCGTAGCCCGTTTTACCGCGGAATAGGACTCCCGGTCCACCGCACGCTGCACCGCCTGGTCGATGACCTTGGCCGGAATATCAACCTCAGTCTCGTTTGCCAGCCGGTCAATGCTGGTGTCCAGCTTGTCACATACCGCCTTCATCCTGGAATGGACGCCGACGGCATAGCCAACACCCAGCAATCCCAGGATACAGATGCCGACGCCAACGAAGGAATCGGTATTCAGCTTCATGTCTCTTCCATCTCCCTCACGTATTCGTGGTACTCGGCGTCCGTGGCAAACAGCATCCACTTGCCGCAGACCATGCCCTTGTACCCAAAGGAAGTCTCGTAACCATACATGGCTCGCGCCTCCTTAATTGATTTGAACCGCCCGCGGGAGCCGGATCACATAGCCCTCCGACGTCCGAACCACCTTGGCCGATTGAATATCCGACCAGCCGTAGCGGTTGGCCGTGTAATTCCGGCAGGTAACGCCGGCCAGATCGTAGAGATCCGCCACCGAGGCCACCTCATACTTGGCGATGGCCGACTCCAGCTGATCCAGCACCAAATCGGCATCCCCCCGGGTTTCAAATATAATGTCGTCATACTCAAACCCGACCGCCGCTCTGGGCCGCCCATACTCTCTCCGGTCGTCCCGCCGGTCATCGTAATACTTCTGGTAGGCAATTCTGGAACCACCGCTTTTCCTGCTGCCAATGCGTCCCGTGTCCCCGAACAGGACAATGCTGATCACATCGGCGATGGCGGCCTTGACGCCCGGAACGATGACGTCGGAAAGAATGGAGCTCTTGACGTTCTCCGCGTCATCCGGCGCAAAGATGCTGAGGAACCTCCGGGCCTCGCTTTTCTTTTTCGTTTTCGCCGCTCCGGTGACCACCTTATTCAGTTTTTTCTCTGTCTTTCCGGCCGCGGCGGCGTCCGATCTTTTCCGTGCGCTGTGGGAATTGTTGGGGTATTCCGCCATTGTGTCTCCTCCTTGTTACTTGAGAGGCGTCGCTCTCGGCAGCTCGATGGTGTATCCGTTCCGGGTACAAACGATCTTTGCGCCCCGAAGCGACGTCCACCCGAATTTGCAGTTCTCATAAAGAGCCCGCACCCCGGCCAAATCATAGAAATCGGCCAGTGTGGCATGTCCGTATTTCGAGATAACCCAGCGCAGATTGTCAAGCACATCGTCCGCGCTTTTTCTGTTTTCAAACAGAACCTCCTGGCACTCGCGCCAATTCTGCCGCTTGGCAATCTCCTTGCCGTGCATAGCGCCAACAATCGCCTTCTGGGTCGCCATACTTCCCAGAACAACGCCGCCCACCACCAGCAAACCGTTCATATTTTCTCCTTTCCAAAAATGAAAAAAGGGAAAGCACCTGGTTTTAGGTACTCTCCCTTTGGCGAACCTCTTGCTCAATTACTTTTCAGAGTCTTCCTCGTCAGAATCCTCCGCAGCGACTTCGGTGTACTCCGCGTCCACCACTTCGGCCTTAGCCTTCTCCGCAGTCTTGCGCTCAGCCAGCTTGGCGCCGACAAAGCCCCACAGCCTCCTGACCCCGCCAATCATGGCGTAAGCCAGGAAACCGCCGACAACTCCGGCTACCAGCGCACCGGCGCTGCCGCTCTCCTCAGCCTCTTCGACCTCCGTGATGTCTTCGAGTTCCTCGTTCTCCATCACTTTCGCGTTCATTTCTTCCATCGTAAAGTCCTCCTTGTCATATAATGTTCCATAGATGGTTCTCCATAATAGGAGATGCAATTTTTGCGGATGTCACCAGCCGATGTACCGTGGCGGGTTGCGGTGTCCGATCACCAGATAGGGGATGCCGTCCACCAGTTGAGAACTGAAATCGAACTCGACCCACCCCTTATCCACGTCCCAGCCAAGATTGTCACCAATGGCCGGATCACAGGAAGGGAGGCCGAGCTCTTCCAAAAAGTCGTTGACCGTGATCTTTACCTCGTCCCGCAGCCGCTTATTCAGTGTGTTCTCAACCCCGCGGAGGGTTTCATAATCTGATTTGAAACAGGCGTTGGTCAGCGGGTCAAAGCAGGGCGTCTCGCCCCGGCCGGTGGGGATGAACTTTCGCTCCGGCACCCCGGCCTGCTCCAGCTGTTCCTTCGCCACGGCGTCCCGAATGGCCTGCTCCTTCTTCGGCCCTACGACTTCCACCGCCTTATCCTTGTACTCCTTCAGAGCAGTCTCGGAAATGGTATAGGCCGTGACCAGGGCCGCGTTCCGCCGTGCGCTGATGGAGCTGGCCCCAATAATGCAGGCGGCGGAGCATACGCCGGTAACGGCGGCCGGAATATAACATTTCCAGGTGGTTTTGACGATCTCAGAGGTGGTCAGGCGTTTCCCGTCCTCAATCTCCCTGTCGTCCACCATACGAAGCGCCTTGGGGGTGGCCCTTACCGCCATAACGGCAGCCGCCGCCATCCCGGCAATGCCGATGCCTGTCAAAATGGCCGGGCTGTGTTTTCGCATGGTCTTTTGCAGTGATTTCAGCGTGTTTGCGATGGCCTGTTTGTTCACAATGCCTTCTCCTCTCAAATATAATTTTGCTCAACGCTCGATCGCTTTGATGTCGTCGAGGAATTCCCATATGGTCTCTGCCGCAATCTTGAAAATCCGGTACTGGGCGTCTGTGTTGCATGTCTCGGAGTAAATCTCCAGCTTTGACGCGAACCGCTCCACGGTCTCCGAGGCCAGCGTCCACGGGTGGTCCCAGACCTGCTGCAACAGTTCCTCCAAGGCCCATCTGGAGAACGTAACTTCCTCGGCCTCATGCCGGGGCCAATCAGACCTTGGCGGGTCTTCAAACCCCTTCAAAACCGACATGAGAAACAGAATCGCCCGTTCATTCATGGAAACCGGCCCCTGCAAAAGCAAAGAGCCCCGGTCAGGGCTCCTCGCTTCCAGATGTTCCATGCTCACGGGCGGCAAGCGCTTCGTTCACTTTTTCCTCGATGATCGCGTCCTGTTCCTTATCGTCCGCCCAGCTGGACAGCAATGTTCCAATCCCGCCGAGGGCCAGTCCGACCAGGGACAGCACCTTAAATATCGTTTTCTGGTTCATAAACTCAAACCTCCTGTTTTTCATGGTTCTCCATAATAGGAGATGCTATTTCTGCGGACTGGTCAGATCTCCATGTCCTCCCACTCTTCGTAAGTGACCGGCGGGAACGGGGCGTCGATGATCCAGCACTCCACCTCGCCGTTCAGCCCGTCGTCCACCACCGTCCTCTGATGGTCGAAGTCCACCCAGTAGAGCCCGTCCGAAACCATCCATCCGATCTTGTCCCCCTCCGGCGTCTTGCTGATGCCCAGAAAGTCATAAAAATCATTCAGCGTGATGAATCCGCCGCTAAGAGCAAAATTCCGGTTGAGATGGTATTCGGCCTGCAAGACTTGGCTGATCGTGGCCTGGAAATACCGGTCGGAAATGGCGTCGTAGAACAACCGCTCCTCCTCGTCGGCCTCCTCAAACCCCAGCGAGGTTGTGGCCACAAAGGTTCCGGCGTAAATGGGGTGCTTTTCGCTCTGTTCTACGGCCAGCGCGGCCATCACCTTTCTGTGGGCCTCCTCGCCGTAGAGCTCTTTCACCTTCTGCTTGTAGCGGTTGAGCGAACGGCTCGCCAGGGCGTAGGCGCTGACCAGAGAGGCCTGCTGACGCCGGTTCAGGACATTTGCGCCGAAAATACACCCGATTGTAGCGATTCCCGTGACTGCCGCGGGAACATAGCATCGCCAGCAAGCTCCTATCGTCTCCATTCGGGTCAAATTTCCGCCGTTTTCCACGTTTTTGGCCTCTTTTTCCCGCTCAATGCACTTGAGCGCCTTGGGGGTGGCCCTTACCGCCAGGACCGCTGTGGCCACCACGCCGGCACTGCCGGCGCACGTCAAAATAGTTGGCGCCGCTTTTTGAAGCGCCTTTCCAGCCCTTTTGAACAGGGCGGGTTTTGCTTTCACGTCCGTACCCTCCTTAAATAGAATCGAAGAGATGATGCTTCCGGCAGATCTCGCAGAACTCGCCTCTCAGAGCGTTATGTACCTCCAAAATCACAGGAACCTCAGGCGGCTCCGGCGTCTGAATGGAATGTCCTAGCACCTCTTCCACGAAATCGACAACCTTCCCGGCCGTACCCTCCAGAACATAGCCGGTATAGGCGGTGATGACCAGTTTTTCACGCTCGGTCAGCCCGGGTTTTCGGTGGAACCGGCGGTATTTCTGATAAAGCTCCGGGATGCCATGCTCCTCGACCGACCGTTTCCAGTCCAGATGGTGCTTGTCCGCATCGAGGATCACCATGCCGTGCCTGACCGCCCGCACCAGCTCCGCCTCGCTTGCCCCGTACCAGCACATATCGGCAATCAGGTTGGAGTTTTTCCCCACCTCGATCCGATGCTGCTTGGGGGAACGGAACACCGGCGCCGCCTGGCCGGGAACGGCATACTCCGCCCTGGGGTCGAACTTCCGCAGCGATTCAAGATTCTCCTCGCTCAGAAAGAGGTCGATACCCCGTTTGGTCAAAATATCAAGATAGGTCTTCGCCATGATGTTTTTCTCCTTTCAAATTTCAATCTCTGAAATATAATCCGTCCAGAATGGACTGGGCCGCGTCTCTGGCCACGGAAAAGGTAAAACCGGGATCTCCGGTGTCTCTTGCCGACGCGGACATTTTCTCCACGAACCGCGCCACTACGGCGGTGGGAGAGACTCCCTTCTCCCGGTCGATCTCCCGAAGCAGCTGCTCCAACGTGAACCTTTGCAGACCAAGCTCCTGGAAATAGGAATCATTTGCCGGGACCAGGCCCATGTTATACTCAATGTCGCCGATGAGGTCCTCGATAAAGTCGCCCATGACCACATCGGGATATCCACGTTCCGCTTTCATGGCGTCAGGGCTCATAGGGAACCTGCTCCACGTCTCCGCCCGGAACTGTCACCGAGCGCATGAGCATGCCGTTCTCCTCGTCGAAATAAATGGCGTCTGCCCGATGATCCCAGTCCTCAAACTGTTCCGAGATATTCTTCCTCCGGGACCGCCGCAGGGCAATCAGCTCCTCGGCAATGACGCGCCGCCATGCCCGTGCGATGGGCTTCCGGCTCTGGGCAAGGACGTTATACAGGCCCGTCTCTGTGACGAACGTGACCTTTCTCCGCTGCCCGCCCACGATGGCCGGGAGCACCAGCTTCTCGTCGTCTTCACAGACGTTGGTCAGGTTCCAGACGTTGTTGTCCCCATAGCTCAGCAGCTCGGCCACGTCCGTGGCCTTGAACAAGGGCTCATCCAAATTCCCATACACCGGGAGGGTACGGTTCTTGAATTGGATACTGCCTACGATTTTGACTTCCATTTTATTTTCCTCCTTCTACAATAAGTTCCGGAATTTTGATAAAGAAACCATTCTTGTCTTTCCTTAATTGCAGAACCGAATACTCATTATCGAAAAGTTCTGCGATTTCTTTATTGTCCGCATCCTGTAAATCACAGTTTTCGATGTAAAATAAACGGTTTGCTCTCACAGAATCAAAACGATATAAATGATTCACAAGGTCGTTTTCCAGCTTTTTATAAAGGTCTTGAAAGTCAACCTCCTCGTGAATATAGAGGATAATACCCTGGTAATTCAGCTCTTCACAAAAATCATGGATGTAATATTTTCCCATTATTTTCTCCTTTCTGAAATTATGTTTCTCCATAAAAGTAAAAAGAGAAAGTGCCGGACTCGAACCGGTGCCCTCCGGGCATTTCAGCCTGTTGCTCTACCATTGAGCTAACCTCCTCTCCATAATAGGAATTGCAAAATCTGCGGAAGAAAGGCAAAAGCCCCTGTCACGGGGCCTCCGCCTCAGAGTCCGACGCTTTTCAGTAATTTGTCAAGCTCTTCCTTTGTGAGTTCCAAATCCACATTCAACTCCACATGCATCTTGTCCTCCAGAACCGTTGTCCGCAGCCGGTTGAGCCGGATGGCAACATCATAGCCCAGCTTGTCGCGGACAAGCTTCTCTGCGAGTTTCGATGCAATCACAGTCGTAAATTTTGATTCAAGTCTCATTTCGTCCATGCTCCTTTACCTCCTTATCGAGCATCGTTCTCCGTAATAGAACCTGCGAAATGAGCGCAAACAGAAAAGGAAAGAGCCCTTGTCCGGGCCCACCCCTCAGTAAATCCAATTTTTCTTCGCAAAGAACAGCGGAACAGCAATCGTTCCAAGAAGCGCCATCGCCGTTCCATCACTTCCCACATAGGCCGATAAGCCTCCGCAGACAAGTAATCCAACCGCGCACAGCTTGTTTTTCAACGTCTCCATAAACCGCAGCTCCCTTCCAAAATTAGTTGGTTTTCCATAAAGGGAGTTGTCAAATCGGCGTATGGTCAAAGACCGTCTCCCACGGCTGCTTTGGCAGAGGCTTCATTTTCAGCGCCCACATGATTTGCCGGATGGTCACCGTGGGGTAGAGGCCGTCCGTACCCTTCGTCGCCCTGCTGTCAAAGTATGCCCGGAATCCAGGGTGCAAATATAATGGGTCGGTGAGCCAGTCGTCCACTTCCGTCCAAAAGGTCGCCTTTGTCTCCAGGTCAAACCGCTGCTGAATCACCGCTAGGCCCCGCTCCTCCACCAAGAACAGGGTGCAGGAGTTGTAGACCGGGTGGTCGCACCGATAACGCTGCCCATACATGGACAGATAAATCGGAGGTTTCTCAAAGTGATAGCGCATGGTTTCCTCCAAATACAAAAGAAAGAGTCCCGGTCAGGACTCCTCCTCTTGCTATTTCAGAAATTTTTCGATGGGGTAACCTAATCGTTCCAAACAATCAAAGCACTGCATCGTATGATTTTTTATCACCAATTCTGCTTTTTCGTCCTTCAAAATGCCGATTTGGTTCAGCACATTACAGACGTCAAGCATGTTTGCGTGGTATTTGAACCTCAACGCCGCTACTTTTTTCGTAATATCCATGACTGGTTCCTCCTCAAAATAGTTTCTCATAATACACTCTGCCATTTCTGCGCCCAAAGCAAATATAAAGAGGAAAAGCCCCTGTTACGTGACTTTTCCTCCGCGTTGATAATGCTCAGTCGTCGAACATCTTGCACGACGCCTTGCAGTGAGGGTAGGGTCCTCCGCAGGCCCTGCATCCGGCGGGCGGCATATCGTCCCGGAAGACCAGGTAGCCGTCGCCTCTTTCGTCCTGTACGAGCTCCATCGGATCTCCGCTCTCGTACTCATACTCCATTTCGTCAATCTCCCATCCGCACGATGGGCAGGCGTAAATATCGCAGCCACCTCTCGGATCTTCTTTCCGGTCCATAACCGCTCCGCACCGGTTGCAGATCGCGAACCCCCGGTTCAGGTAGTCCATCAATTCGGCTCCCTCCGGGATAATGACCTTGTTCCTCTTTTTACGCATTTGCATTACCTCCTAAGCAGTCCGGGGCCTTGCGGCTCCGGCGTTCTTGAGGTAAAGAGCGCTCTCTCCTCATAAAGCGCCTTGTAAATTTGGCGGAGTTGTGTTAGGATGGAGCCAAAAAAAGGGGGGGGGATAAACCTATGAAAACCTGTCCGCGCTGCGGCGATGATTTTGACCCGGATTCCGCCAGAAATAAAATCAACCGCATCTACGGCGAAGACATCTATGAAAACTACTATTATTCCGAGGAGGAAGAGGTCTGCGCCGAATGTGCCCTGCGGGAAATCAGCGCCGATTACGGAACCAGGGAGGAGCTTGCGGAGGATATGGGCTCCGGCTGGGACGATTAAAAGCAAGAGTCCTTGCCTGGACTCCTGCCTTGTTGAATCACCCGTTTCTTTCCCGTCTCTTTTGATCGATGATTTTGAAGTTCCCAATCCACTTTTCCATCAGCGTAACAGGCCGCCTCACAACCGCCGCAATCTCTTCTGCATTTTTCCCTTCGTCATACAAACGGCGTGCGCGGCCAATGTCAATTATCAACATGGGGTTCAATTTTTCTTCTGTCATCTTCATAACAAAAACCTCCTCAAAAAATATCGGGTGTTCTCCATAAAGCGCCCTGAATAATCCGCGGATAAAACGAAGAGACTGTGCAGCCCGCACGGCCTCTTCATTTTTTTGAGCCTGCCCGTTATTTTGCCGGCTTAAAGCGGCCAAACAGATTTCGGAATGTTGTGGACGAGTAGACGCCGGATTCCTCAAACTTGAATCCCCGTTTCATCCAGATTCCGTAGAATACCAACGGCAATATCAGTTCCGCGGCCGCGACACCCGTCCGCACATACCGGTCGATCTTCTGCTCCCGAAGCTGACGCGCCTGATTTTCCTCCTCGCGGGTCCGGTCAGCATCCTTAGCGGCAAGTTCCTCCTCGCGCTGTCTGCTGTCCATTTCCCTCCGTTCAGATTTCTCCTCCACGTCAGCCCAAGCCTTGATCTCCTCGATGCGGAGCTTATGCAGCGACACCAGATCCCGAATCGCGTCACCTCTCCGCTCATCCTCGACCGGCAAGGTCTTCAAGTTCGAGATCTCCGTTTCGATCACCTCGTCCAACAAAGTTTTGATCTCTGCCATATGCTTTATCTCCTTTCAAAATTTAGAGTTGGCTCCATAATAGCCGGTGTTATTCGTGCGGGATGAAGTCTTTGACTCTGACCCGGAACGCAACCCGCTTTTTACGGAGAATTGCGGATACGTCCGTATCCAGCTCCAAATATAAATGTGGCCCGTCCACCGGGTCTGAATGGTCAACCCGTAAATCACCAACCGGACGGTCTTGAAACAGACGCATGCCAATCAAAATACCGATGCAAAGCGCTGCCATCACTGCGAAAATAACCATAAAAGCAACTCCTCCATTTGAACTGTTTTCTCAAATTTTCCTCCCGGGAATTTTTCAGGGTATCACTGTAACACGGTTTCCAGGCGGCTGCGTGCGGAAAATGGAAAAAGCAAAGGGCCTGTTCAGCCCTTGCTTCTAGAGTTGAATTTCCATTTCAGCTCTTCCAGCTTTCTTGACGCCGTATTCCTGACCTCTGGAATGGACGCGAGTGCGACCGCCATCGTGACGGCGGGCACAATCACCTGTCCGATCCAAAGGCGCAGCTCCCGGCTTGCCTCAATCTGCTTGTAAGTCATAATGCTATCACCTCCATAAAGGCCGCTGCTGTTTCCGCGTAAATATAAAAGGAAAGAGCCCGCGTTTCCGCAGGCCCTTCGCCAATCAGAATAAGGTCTTTCTCAATTCGGTATGACTAAAAAGTTTGAAGTATCGACACGTCAGCGTGCTCGACTCAAATAAGTTTCCGTAATCTTCGGGTTTTACAACCACAATTCCGATACGATGGTCATACTTGATTGTGTGGCCAGCTTTGTATAGGACTATGCATCGTTTCCCCTTATCTTTTCCTCGTGTGACTAAGCAAGTGTCTCCAATCTTCAAATCGTCAAACTCTTGAATTGTCATAGAATTCGCCTCCTTTCCATAAAGGAGCCTGCCTATTCCGCGGATTTATCCTCATACACCACCCGTTTTCGGAGCGAACTCCAGGGAACATACCGCTCCTTCCGGCAGACCGGGCACCAGAACTGGCTCGTTTTCCCGCCGATGTCTACCAGCTCACCAGAGTCGGCCTCCAGTTTACTGCCGCAAATAGGGCAGTTGAAGCGGTAACACTGCCTGACCGCCACATCCACAATTCTCAAGCTCAGTCCCTCCTTTTGCTCAGCAGCCAGAAGAACCGTCTGTACGCGGCGTAATAGACGTCCCGGCAGCATGGAATATCATACTTCATCTTCAGCGCGTCATAGGAGAGCCCCTCCGTTACGCCCCGCAGCAGATAGGGGTAGAGGTCTGGGTCGGCCCCGATGGCCGCCTGCTCTACCATCTCCATACGCTCGGCGAAAAAGAGCCGGGACTGGGCGCACCGCTCCGTGGGGTCGCCCTTCATCTGGCCGCTCTTGACGAAGACCTGGAGATCGGCCGGACGCTTGCTCAGCCCGTCCAAAGAGCTGCGGGCCCTCTTCCAAATGGGGTATTGCAGGCAGAAGTGCTTCAGCTCATAGTAGCGGTGCTTGCCGATCCAGAATGGGTTCTTCTGGGACACCTCCGGGCGAATATCATGGGCCATTATCGCCTCTCTCCTTTCCAAAAGTATCCGGTCTCCTCGTACAGCCGTTTTGGGGAGATGTAGAAATTGATCCTCCCATACCGGGAGTCCATCTCCTCAATGCTGGTCACCAAATTGCCGCCGCGGGTGGCCTTGCCAATCGGCAGCCAGCCTGAGATAATGCCGGCTCTCACCCAGGATGCATCCTTTCCGTAGACTCTGGCGACCACAGCGACCGGAACGGAGCCTGGATGAAATTCCTGTTCATTCATCGGCGTCTACCTCCTTTCAACGGCTATTCTAAATTAGGGACCGCGTCTTCGTAAAAACAACCTCGGTGGAAAAAAGAGAAAGAGCCACCTGTTACGGCGGCTCCCGCTCTTTAGAATCTTCTTCCCGGATGCCAGATCATGAACAATTTCTTCGCTTTCTTCTTGAAACTGCTCCACCAGGCCGGTTCAAAGCTGGCGATGCACCATACGAAACCAGCAATTACACTGATCACATATACCACGCCGCACAGCTTGAGATAACCGCCCCAGGTGATAGGCTTCTCGGTCCATTTCTGCTTGTTCATAATATCTACCTCCTGATTTTGTTCTCCATAATAGGCGGTGCCGTTTGTGCGGAAAAGGGAGAGCCGCCGTATCAGCGGCTCCTCCCGGCTTTTCGGAAGTCCACAAATATAATTTTGTCCGACTTCGGATGTGTCAGTTTCATCTTGACCATCTGAAATTTCCTGTCCAGAACATTCGTCCACAGGGCAGCGCCCGCTGTTGATACCGCACCCACAATCACAAACGTTCCGATCGCGCTCAGAATTTTCCTGGTTTTCACAACCGTCACCTCCATAAAGGGCGTTGCCGGAATTGCGGAGATTAACATTTTCGCAAAATACGCAAAAGCATTCATCGAATCGGTTTCCAAAGATGTGCAAAGCGACCTTGAAGCTGAGTCACGTCGCCGTCAACTACGAATCATAAACAACAATGAGAGGAAGCTCGGATAGGGCTTCCTCTTTTTTATAAAACGGGTCTTTACTCAATCCTTAATCTCCTTTACCCGCCCTAATCTTTTAAGTTCATTCATGTGACGCTCCGCCACATCATCCCAGCAAAGCGTATTCCAGATAAATAACCAAATTCCGTAAAACACTTTTAAACTTTCAACGCGCCACCATATGTTTATCACTTTTTCTGTAATTGGAGATTCGTCCATCCACCCAATGGGGGTGCTTTCTTCATCCAATTCAACATATCGAATCAATCGCAGACGCGTCATAATGTCACAGAGCCGGATTTGCTTTTCATTTAATGCCGCCATTTGAAAAGTTATCTTTTTCAAAGCGATGCCCCTCTTTCATCAAAATGAGAATAGAAAGAGAAGGAAATGGCTTCAGAGTCGTGCCCGCTTATTGCGTTGCCTACTCCGTACCCGGCTTCGTAGCTTGCCGCTGGATTTCCACCAGCATCTATCCATTTTCTTCTCCATAAAGGGATTTGCAAAATCTGCGGAAGACCTCAGAGCTCCGCTTTCTAACTTAGATTAGACCGGTCTATCTTAAGTTAAAGAGGGGGAGAGGGTAAAAGAAAGAGCCGCTGTAAGGGCGGCTCAATCCTTTGTCAAATATCCTTACTCAGAAACACTTCGTTTCCACGTCTCCATACCTTGACCGAGCGCTTCGACCGCTTGATGGCCGCGGCCAGACAAGATCGGCAGACCGTTGGGGATTTGTAGCCGTCCTCGCCAAAATCCACTTTTACGATTTTCGCGTCTCCGTTTACAAATTCCTCAATCAAGTCTTGCAGCTTGTGATAGCCGCCCATCTATGGTATCGCGTCAACCGGTATCAGTTTCATGATTACAAAACTCCTTTCGCTTATGGATACCTCCATAAAAGGAGCTGCGCTTTCTGCGAAAGCCACCGCAGCATGGTCATCTCGCAGGGATAGTCCTCAAACCCAATCGTCTCACAGGTAATCAGCCCCTCCAGCACGCCGATGATAACCTCCGCCTCATACTGCTTGTAAGGGACCAGCAGCTCCGACAGTTCCCGGTGAACCGCCCCGCAGTGGACGCACCGAAACCGGCGCATAGGCACCCTGGCCGTCTCCCGCCCCTTCGTCCGTACCAGTCTCGGCACGCTGTCGTAGTATTTCAGCTCCCCGCCGCACTTAGGGCAGGTGGATTGGTCCCGCATCACCATAAGCCGCCCTCTATTCCAAGTTAAAAAATATTGTATAGGAATATGCTTGACAATTCATACACTATCATATATGATTAGGACGGGCGGCGCAAGGGGCAAAAAAGAAAAGGAGCTGCTAAATCAGCAGCCCCTCTCCAAAGATTACTTCTTTGCCATGGTAATCGACCATCGAACAACTTGATCGCTTGCGTTGTGTCCCCGTTGAATCAGCAATTCCCCCAGCTTACCTAAATCTCCGACTGCTAAATCGGTCGCGATATATGCGCCTTTCCGATTCTTACCGAAAATCGTATAAGTGACCGCTACACCAGCCATAAAGCAGGCAATGCCGATCATTTCATTTCTGCGGACTGCACAAACCTCTTTCAGCTTATCTTTGTTCACGATGATTCCCCTTTCAAAATTAGTCTTCCATAAAAGACGATGTTATTTCAGCGAAAGGAGCCGCTATGAAGAAACCGAAACATGTGAACCCCAAAATCTTTTTGCACAAAGTCTACACCGAAGAGGGCGGAGTAAAAGAGCATAACAAAAATCAGCAGGCGGTTGGGGCGCTGAAACTCGCAGGAGCTGTCTTGATTGCGACCAAGCTCTTGCTGATGTTAGATAAAGTCGAGGGCCGCCCAATCAAGGCACTCAAAGAGAGGCGGTGATCCGAATGCTAACCCAATGTCCAGAGTGCGAACTGCCGGTGAGCGACAAGGCAACCGCCTGTCCCCATTGCGGCTACCCGCTGAAACCCTCTGAAAAACAGAAAAGACCCCGCAAATCCAACAAGCGTCGGCGACTGCCCAACGGCTTCGGTCAGATCAGCGAAATCAAAAACCGCAATTTAAGAAACCCCTTCCGGGCAATGGTAACAGTGGGGAAGACGCCGGACGGGAAACCAATCTGCAAACCGTTGAAACCGGAGTCCTACTTCGCCACCTATAACGACGCCTATGCCGCCCTGGTGGAATATAACAAGAACCCCTATGACCTGGAGCCGTCCATCACCATGCAGGAACTCTATGACAAATGGCTCCCGGAGTATGAGAAGACGGTGAAGAGCACCAAATCTGCCACCTCGGCCTGGGCCTACTGTTCCGGCGTTTATAAGATGCGGGTCATGGACATCCGTGCCCGCCATGTAAAAGGATGCATGGAAGAGGGGGTGGCCGTCATCCGCGGCAAGGAACAGCACCCCACCGCCACCATGAAGAACCAGATCAAGTCCCTGTTCAACATGCTGCTGGACTACGCCCTGGAGTATGAGCTGGTGGACCGGAACTACTCCCGCACCTTCAACCTCACCGAAGAAACGGTCAAGGAGATCCAGTCGGTGAAAAAGGAGCATATCGCCTTCACCGACGAAGAGATGGACCTGCTCTGGGCCAATGCCAGCAGCAAGCAGGGCGTCGACATCCTGCTCATCCAATGTTATTCCGGTTGGCGTCCTCAGGAGCTCGGTTTACTGGAACTGAAAGATGTGGACTTGGAGAACTGGACCTTCCAGGGCGGCATGAAGACGGACGCCGGCGAGAACCGCGTCGTCCCCATCCACTCCCGCATTCAAGACCTAGTACTCCGAAAATATCAGGAGGCGGAGGCACTGGGCAGCCCCTATCTGCTCAACTGGGCCGACCCCAATAACCGCAACCGGAAAAATCTCAAGCTGACTTATGCCCGGTATCAGAAAGCATTCGAGCGCATCCGGGACGAGCTGAAGCTGAACCCCAACCACCGCCCACACGACGGCCGTACCCACTTTGTCACGATGGCCAAGCGCTACGGCGTGGACGAGTACGCCATCAAGTACATGGTGGGACACAAGATCTCCGACATAACGGAAAAAGTCTACACCCGCCGGGAGTTTGCCTGGCTCCGGGAAGAGATCGAGAAAATAAAATAGTGTGAGTATGACTTGCGCGCCACAATATTTTGTGGTATGCTGCTCGACAAAAAAAAGAGATACCTCGTATATGGAGAACCGGACTGGTATGGAGGAACACTATTAAGCCAGAAAGAAGGCGCTTCCATGGCCAGATTGACCAATGAGCAAATTCGGAATATGCCGATTGACGAAGCCGACGCATATACCGATGCTCATCCCGCTGAAGCATGGAGTTTTGCCAAAGCTCACGGTGCTTCCGCTATTGCACAGACAAAGAAAGCGGCAAAGCATGGCTCCAAGACCAAGGTTCTATTTGCAGAACCGGAAACAATCGAACTTGCCTGATAACACACGACCGCCCTTGACTGTTCGCAGCAGTTGAGGGCGGTTCCTTTCTGACTTAATACTATTCCTCCTGTTTCACAGGAGGTTTTGTGCTTTGCTGATATAAGTCACGCCGCCTTCGGCGGGCGCTCCTGGAGGCGACAGCCGATGCTGGAGAGGGAGCTCGACGCGTAGCCGTAGCCCACGTAGAAAGGCCCGTGACTCTGGTCCTGGCTATAGAAACCGCCAAGGTACAGGCACGGGTAACCACCGTAGAAACTCCAGTGATCCGGGACACAAGTTGTAGTACTGCCAGAGGATTCGGAGGGGTAAAAATTGTTGTGTACGAATGATTTGAACAGGCACACAAAATGTAGGAATATCGATGTACGAATAATACATAAATAATATATGAGTTATCTACATTCCTACGCTTTTATCCACTTCTATCTAGCTCTAAAACCGTTGGAATAGTAGCAATTAGAGGTACTTAAAAGTGAAAAAACTTCTAATAAGTTTCTATAGTAAAGAAGATTATATCTACAACACATTTGAGAGTGCAAAACAAAAAATAGTGAAAATTGTCACATAATATCTTGGATCTGGTATTAGATAGTAGATGTCCACACTTACACACCCCTTATCGCGCAAAATGGTATTGTTACTTTCTTTGATTGACAATTTTCAGCATCCATATTATGATTACGAAAGAAGGTATGGGCATGCCGGAACCTGATTATGCGGAATGGTTCGAATGTGCATATACAACATATATTCCTAAAATGCTGAAGATAGCTGTTAGAAGATTGGGAGACAAAGAACTCGCGCAAGAGGTTGTACATGATACATTTGTTATCCTGTGGGAATCTCGAATAAGAGTGAAGGATCATCCTAATTTAGAAGGCTTTCTGATGAAGACACTTGGCAACGAGATCTTACATAAGTTGAGATATCTAAACTATCGAAAGGAAACGCCGCTGACCACAGATTTTCCTGTACAGGATCAGTATGACTTTGGGGTAGATGATTTATTCCCGAACGGCCTCAGCGAATCCGACCGGAAGTTATTGGTATGGCATTTGATCGATGAAATGCCATATGCAGAAATAGCTGTACGACTAAAAGTGTCAGAGGGTGTTTGCCGAGTCAGGATATACCGTGCAAAGCAGCGATATATCAAGCTTCAGAACGGAAATATGTTGTGATTCTTGTGCCTTGAATCTGATATCTGGGGGAAGCATCCGATGGGACATGATTCTTATGGGGATAAACCGGAGACTTCGGAAGAATTACTATGTCGTCTTAGAAAATTATCTGCGGATGAGGTATTAGCTGAGTTGGAAGAAAAAATGGAGCAAATGACAGAGTTTAGCTATGATTCAAGACTTGTGGATATATATTTAGGAGTTCTTGAAGAAAAGGATCCGCTGGATTTGAGTAATGAGATAGCGGCGATGATAGAGGATTTTCATAAAAATATTCCTTAAAAATTAATAGAGCAGAACAGAAAAAGAACCGCCTGGAGGGACTCACTCTAGGCGGTTCTTTTTTGCGGTTCTGAATTAAACAATAGACAGCTTTTTTCGCCGGACAGGTGTAACAATCGACAGCGCTCAGGGAATTAGCCCAGTACAAGGGTGGTGAGTCCGATGAGCACTGTATAGTCCGCCAAAGATGGACACAACAGGGTATCCCTCTGCTTGAAAAGATGTTACCCAGAACGGTGAAAGGAGTCTATATGAAAAAGCGGATTATAGGCATTTTCCTCGCAGTAGCCATGTTAGTTCCTACGGTCTTTACCGTATCTGCTAGTGCATACTCTCAGAGCAAGTTGCCTCAAGCTCTACTCCTGTATACTGGTTTTACTACAAACAATGGATCGGCTAAGTATCCGACTTATAAAGATGGTGACCTTGAGACGCTATGGAATATGACTCACGAATTTATCATCTGTAGTGGCAATACTCGATATAACTCATTTGATTTAGACAAAGGTATGCAAGAAATTGTTAGCCAGGAGGATATTGACAGAATTACCAGCAAAGATATCGACGCAGGACAAAGTGTAAGCTCTATCCAAAAACAGTTGGATGGAATATATTCTGGACTCAAAGGCGGGTATGGTAAAGTTACTTTGGATAGCTTGGCAGAAAATGTCGCCTTGCTGGTAGATAGGCTAATTACTGCCTCGGATGAAAGCAGTGATTTAGCTATTTGGTTGCCGCTTCCAACTGTTGATTTTAAGACTCTGGCAGATAACTTCGAAACCCCCTATAAGCTCTATATGGATAAATTGGAGGAACTAATCGGGCCAGCGGACTTTGATGATTATGTGCGCGGGTTCTATTGGGGAACAGAAGCTATTGCAACCGTATATACTCCATTCAATGTAAATTCACCTTCCACTAATTTCGGGAATCAACTGGTTGATTTGATGGACTCAATTGGAACCAAGGTCAGAAGCATGGGGAAACAGTTCCTTTGGTGTCCCTATATGGCACCGACTGATGATGGAAATTTTCTCCGTACAGGTAATGTAATTAATAGGCTGGACATTTTTGACTACGCATGTATTCAGCCTGGTTACTACTTCAATTCGTCGGCCGTAAACAACCTTTATTCTGTAAGAGATAGTGCACAGGATAATGTTGTTTACGACTATAACGGAAGGGCCTACGGGACAAAGACCTCTGATACTGTAATTGGTGTGACTATGGAGATTGATGACGGCGTAATAAATGCAGCGGAAAATAACCGATACTGGGCCTATACTCAAGTATTTACACCGATCAAGGATTCTGTTCCGATTGCATTTTATGCGAGCGACGCAACAAATACAATGAATAAGACAGTGCAAAATTATTTGAAGGCGTTCTTTAACAGCTAATGATATAAGTCCACTCTGAAGCAGAATATGGCCACAGATAGTACATTACGATATCAGGGGTAGCTTATGGCTACCCCTGATATTTTTGAGATTTGTGTCACAAAACAGCGTTTTGTCGGCATATAAAAATATAGGTCGGTATCACAATATGAAAAATGGCCAGAGACTTGGTGAGGTGAGAATAGCAGAATGGGGAGATATTTAGCCCAATCTTCAAATCTGATGAAAAAATGGATGTTGACAATTTTTCTAATTTTAATGGGCATTGCAGTTTTTCTCGGCATTACGAACCAAAAAGAATATTTTGTAGCATTTCTTGCTGCGATATTTTGTGTATTGCTATTTTTTAAGACCGTTTTGCTGGTTGCACAGAGAACTGTGCATTTGGGTGCACTAAAAATTTGGATAGCACTTACGATCATTTGTGTTGTTATAAAGGGAATCTGGATTTTGAAAGTAAGAGTCCCTATTGCAGGAGACTATTCGGTATTCTGGGGATATGCTCAATCACTGGCGACTCACAACACAATATATGGTGGGCGGTATATGGCCCTGTTTCCGCATATTTTTGGTTATTCAAGCTTCCTGAGTTGGTTTGTGAAGGTTTGGGGGACTAGCCCTATGCTGGGACCTGTGTTGAACTTACTACTTACTATTTGTAGCGGAAGCATTATATTTCGTCTGTGTATGCGATGGTTCAATCTTACTGCAGGAGCAGTAGGTTATTTGCTATGGATACTTTGCCCTTCCCAGACCATTTATAACAGCTTGATTCTGTCTGAACCATTGTATACAACACTGATTCTGGCGGTTTTATTGGTTTTGACAGAGGCGGAGGTATGTACCGTACTCAGAAGTTATCCGCTATTTCTGGCACCTGCTGTCGGTATCTCATGTGGGGTTATATTGAGACTGGTCAACGGTGTGCGCCCCATTGCGGCTGTGCTGGTGATTGCCCTTTTGATTTGGGTGGCTCTATTGAATACAGGAAAGCTCTTGATGCACAAATGGAGGTGGTGGTGGAGCCTCTGTATTGTTTGCCTACTTTCGACCTACTTTATTCTGGGACCTATATGGAACCAGCATATTGCTGAACGCATTGGCGAAGAACCTTCTCAAACGCCTGGTTACAGCTTTCTTGTTGGTTTTAATCCGGAGTCTAGCGGAAGATGGAATCAAGAGGATAGCGATCGTTTGTACTATTATAGCGATCAGCCAGGGGCGACAGCTCAGTGGACACAGGAACAGTTATTAGCAGAGGCTGAGGAAAGGATTTCATCTGGCGAAATAGATTTCGCATTGCTGTTTATACAAAAGCTCCGAACGTTTTTGGGATCTGATGACACTTGTGTGGGTTATTCCTCAGCTGTATTACGGCATACCACACTCTTTTCGTTCCTCTGCAATACTTTTTACTATACCGCAGTTTTACTGGCGATTGTAGGAGCCATTAAATTGTGGAAAAGAGAACAAAATTATCTAACCTTATTAGCCCCACTTTACGTTATCGGACTGACTTGTGCGCAGATGTTGGTAGAAGTAGCTGGACGCTACCATTATTCTATCCTTCCAATGCTTCTCATGATTGGAGCAGGCGTGGCCGGAGGGGAAGTGAGTAATAAGTCCCCCCAAAATCAATCAGAATGTCAAGCGCTGGAATAGAAAGGAAACGGTTTTGATGGCAGATATACTCTACATTGTTGTCCCTTGTTATAACGAGGAGGAGGTGTTGCCCGAGACTTCCCGGCGGCTGCGCGCGAAGCTGGAGGGGCTGATGGCGGCGGGCAGGATCTCGGAGCAGAGTCGGGTGCTATTTGTCAACGACGGCTCTAGAGATAAAACTTGGAATATTATTGAAATGCTCCATGGGGAGTGTCCCCTGTTTAGCGGAATAGATCTGTCCCGCAATCGCGGGCACCAAAACGCGCTGCTGGCCGGATTAATGATATCTGCGGATCGGTGCGACATGGCCATCTCCATGGACGCGGATCTGCAGGACGACATCGACGCGGTGGACGCCATGGTGGAGCAGTACTACGCCGGGTGCGACGTGGTCTACGGCGTGCGCTCCTCCCGGAAAAAGGACCCCTTCTTCAAGCGCTTCCCCGCCGAGGGGTTCTATCGGGTGATGAATTTCATGGGGGCGGAGACGGTGTTCAACCACGCCGACTACCGCCTCATGTCCCGGCGGGCGCTGGAGGGGC